TGTTCATACAGATCCGGGACCGGCGGGGCCTGTTCCTCAACCGACTGGATCGCTCCGGGTCCGAGATATGGCGCGTCACGCATACGCGGACCGGCATCGAGGTGGATGTCGTCTGGAGCCCCAGAAGCCGGAAAATCGTCACATGCGCGCCGCCGGGCACATGGGTGCAGGTCGGGGGTGTCTGGATCAATCAGGCGCTCGGAGACGCGGTGCCCGACGCCCTGACGTCGCGCCTGCGGTTCAACCTGAACCGCAAGAGAAGGAAAAGCCAATATGTGTAGCAGCACAACGGATTGGCAGACCTCGATGTGGGGATGTCTGATCCCCGGATTATTGAGATCGTCGGTGCTGCCCTCGGCAGGACATCCGATTATGAAACTCCCAAGCATCAGAATGAGCATGCTCTCGAATTGATGGGAATATTGCGCCTTCGTGGATATGAAGTGGTGGCGCAGAAGAACCCGTGGAACCCTATTGAGACTGCCAAAAAAAATGGCATTCCTATCCTCGCGAAAATCCACGACGACCTGTTCCCGCGTGTCAGGCCCGACAGGGCCGATCTGAAGCTGTGGAACGGCCGTGTAATCGAGGTCGCGCACCCCGGCATTCTGTCCGACGGTCTGGATGTTGGCTGGGGAATGGTCGCGCCTGTCGGGCACGGAGGTTTTCCTGACGATTGGTTCGCGGGCTGGATGGCTGTTCCTCTGAGCACTGAGGCATGACAAAGCCATACCACGCCATGACGGGACGGTCAGACGAGTGGTTTACGCCCCCGGAAATTTTCGAGGCACTGGGAGAGACATTTGATCTGGATGTTTCCCAGCCCGAAACCGGCCGGGAATATTTGTCCGTGCCATGCCGTCGGTTTCTGACCATGAAAAACGATGGCCTTTCCAATGCATGGGATGGGTTCGTCTGGATGAATCCCCCATTTGGGGGGGCGCAATGGCGTCGTGCCATGGCTGGCGCGCTTCATGCGGCACGGAAATGGGATTGCCTGCGTATATGCGCGGACCAGTGCTGGCTGGTTCCACGATTACACGCCCAAAGCCGATGCGATGCTTTTCCCCCGCGGCAAGACAAAATTCATCAGGCCGGATGGCTCGCGTGGGAACGCGCCAGGTGATGGCGTTGTGCTGATCGGGATGGGGGAACGGGCCGTTTGTGCATTGGCGCGCGCTCAGAAAGCAGGGCTCGGAATCACAGTGAAAATTTATGGAAAGGATACCGTCTGATGAACGTCGAACATCACGGACCGACCTATGCACGGATGGAACGGATCGCCAGCTTTCTGCGGGCACGTTCCGGTCTCTGGGTCGCATCGGAAGACGTGATCGAGGCCATGGACGGCGAGATGAACGCATCAGCCGTCCGGTATTGCCTGAAATTCCTCGTGCGCCGCCGGCGTGCGGAGCGGGCCGTGTCCGGCCGCGTCACCCTCTGGAAATCACGCTGACAGGTTCCGACGGGAATTGTCATTATCGAAGGTAAAAAACGGGCATGGGACGCAATTCCGCGATCGAATGGACCGACCACACGTTCAATCCGTGGGTCGGATGCACCGCGATCAGCCCCGCCTGCGACCACTGCTATGCGGAGGCCTGGGCGAAGCGCACCGGCGCGCCGCAGTTGTGGCTGGGCGAACGTCGTCGTACATCAGGGACCAACTGGCGGCAGCCCCTCAAATGGGACCGGGAGGCACGGGACGCAGGCGTACGGCGCCGGGTGTTCTGCGCGTCGCTGGCGGACGTGTTTGACAACCAGGTGCCGCACGCGTGGCGGCGGGATCTGTGGGCGTTGATCGCGCAGACACCGCATCTGGACTGGCTGCTGCTGACGAAGCGTCCGCAGAACATCACGAAGTTCCTGCCTGATGGCCAGGATGACGCGCCGGCATGGGGGACGGGCTGGCACAATGTCTGGCTTGGGGCGACCATCGCCAACCAGGTGGAGGCGGAGCGCAACGTGCCGGCCCTTCTGAAGGTGCCGGCCGCATGCCGGTTCCTGTCCATCGAACCGCTGCTCGGTGAGGTGGACCTGCTGGAATGGCTGGATCCAACGGGTGCGTGTTGTGGATGTGAACCGGACTTTCGTTGCCAGCCGTGTCCGAGCGACGCCGATTGGCGGGGGACCGAGGGCGAAGGCTTTGACCCATGCATCAACTGGGTGATCGTTGGCGGCGAAAGCGGACCACACGCCCGGCCGATGGCGCAGGACTGGGTCTCGGAACTGCAAGAACAGTGCGAAAAATACGGAATTCCGTTCTTTTTCAAGCAGTGGGGCGAACATGACGCGGAAGGAAATCGCGTCGGGAAAAAGCGCTCAGGCGCGCTGCTGGATGGGCGGGAATGGAAGGAATTCCCCTCCCTGAAGGAAAGCGGCCATGGGTGAGGCAAAGCGTCGCCGCGAGTGGCAGGAGAGCCGAACCGCGGAGGGACTGCCTGTCCCGCGCCCGGCGGAATGTCCATCATGCGGGGTCCGTGAAACCACGACGGTTCAGACCAATGTGTGCCTGTGGGAACTGGGACTGCCGCAGGAGGTCGGATTCTGCGGGTCATGCCGGGCGATATGGGAGGTTTTCCCACCGCAGTATATCGCGGACCCGGTCTGCGCGGAGCCATGTGATAACTGTGCATTCCGGCCCGGCGCGCCGGAGCAGGATGATCCGGAGACGTGGAAAGCCCTGCTGGACAGCCTGCAGGTGAACGGGGATGGCATGTTCACCGGTCTGTTCTACTGTCACAAGCACGTGCCAATCGACATGAGCAAGGGGCCGGGGAATTTCCTGTTTCCGCAGCGCGCAGACGGGTCTTGGGACACCGCGAAGATGCGGGTGTGCAGTGGGTTCCTGCGCATGTTCTGGGCACGCAAGCGCAAGCTGGGGCTGATGTGATGGGGAATCCTGTCAATCTGATCGGCCGACGCATGGTGCAGCCCCTGCCGATCCCGGCCCGTGCCTGCATCATCAGGGGAGATCATGGGGTGCGTGGGGTGGTTTTCTCGCTGGCGCATCGTGGGCGTGCGGGCGTGGAAATCTGGATCTGCGTGGCGGAAACGCGGGACGTCGCACGACAATGGTGTGTATCACGGACCGAAAACATCGACCTGCCGTCTTTCGCCGCCGCGCGTGTCTGGGTGCATGCGTGGGCCGCGCGCTACGGGCGCAGGATCCGCGAGGACGTGCCCGCGCGCCGCTGCCCGAAGATCGGGCCGCGAGCCTGCCGTGCCCTGCTGGCTGCGGGCGGCTGCCGGGAGAGCTGGCTGACCAGCGATGCGCCACGTCTGGCGGCGGAAGGCGCTGTGCGCTGCCAGTCACCGGCGGCGGACTGTCACCATTACGGCAGGTGCCAGTACGGGACCTGCGATATGGAGATGGATGTGGACGATGCCTCCTAGACGCCTTCAGATGCTGCCGGAAAGCCTGTGCGCCCCGTGCCCCGACTGCGACATGACGATCAGCGTTCTAGCCGCAGAGGACGATGCGGGCCTGTTCTGGCCGGAGGGCGGCGAGGGCATCGGGCCGCTGTCCTTCATCAACTGCGAACATTGCGGGGCTGCCTTCCATGCCCTGGCCGTTGGCCCTGCACACGCATTACATCCCTACGACCGGAGAAGAATCGATATGGTGTTCCAGAGCGAAAAACTGCCGCAAGGGTTGCGGGACTGTCCTGATTTGGGAACAATAAAAAATGAAGTTCCTGCATCAAACGGTAGATGCACGAGACTTAAAAATTCTGATCCCCAAAATAATGACGATGAAAGGAATGATCGTGACCCAGAACGACAACCCGGCTGACAATTTTTTTGCGGAAGTAAGGACGCGCCTCAAACATGATGAAGAACTTGAAGTCCCCAGTTCTTCATATCGCCATGAGGCTGTCACCCCTCAAGTTGGTCACCTGAGCATTCCAGTCAATATAATTCCATTGCAGGGGGGATACGACAAGAAGCGCCTGGATCAACTGTGCCATGATCTGGGGTTTGTGCCCGATCAACTCTCAAAAGACAAAATAAAAAATAGTGATGATGGTCGTAAGGTAACAATTACCCGCTATTGTAAATCTGTGCGCAAAGACTATCTCGCAGGAGCAGAAATGACCCTGTCGGTGACTTTCAATATCGCCGATAACCCCTTTTCCCGAGGGTAGATCCTGCCGATCTCCTGCTGTCGTGGTTTCGGGGACCAAAATCTGTTGTCGTTCGGTATCCGCGACGTTAGGCTGTCGTGGTTTCAGGGACCTAAGCGGTCCGGGCATCAGATCCGGAGGTGGATGTGGCGGCGCAGCAGGTTGATCTTTTTCTTGATTCCATGATGGGGCAGACCCTGCGCGGGGACCGCGCCCTGATGGAATTCCCTTTCTTTTCATTGGCCAAGCGCCCCCGTCACACGCCCATCACTTATGACGATGGGCGGGTGATGATACGCGTCTCGCCCGGAGAACGGGGCATCGCGACCATCTGGGACAAGGACATTCTGATCTATGTGACGTCCCTGATGAACGAGCAGCTGGAGCGTGGAATCGAGCCCGGCCGGACCATCCAGTTCGCGGCCGTGGATTTTCTGCGCGTGGCGGGCCGCGGGACATCCGGAAAATCCTATGAGCAGCTGAAGGATGCGCTGTTCCGCCTGCGCTCAACGACGATCACCACGTCAATCGCGTCGGCCGGAGAGGAGGAGGAGCGCGGTTTTGGCTGGATCGAGGCGTGGCGCATCGTCAAGCGCATGCGCAAGGACGGCAACCGGGTCATGGAGGCCATTGAAGTTACCCTCAGCGACTGGATGTACCGCGCCATCGTCAAGGAGCGCCGCGTTCTCGCGATGGATTCCAAATATTTCGAACTGACCATGGCAATGGAACGTCGGCTGTATGAACTGGTACGCAAGCATTTGGGCAACCAGCAGACGTGGATGATCTCGCTTCCGCGCCTGGCAGAGAAAATTGGCACGCAGATGGAATTAAAGAAGCTGAAGGCGGAACTGGTCGAGATATGCCGCCGCGACAGCCTGATCCATTACCAGATGAACCTGGAGGCACCGCCCGGGATCGTGCGCGTACCGCCGCGACGTGTGCAGGTCGTATTTTCGCATAGGGACAGGGTTTGACCCATCCATCGTGGTTTTACGGACCCAACAGACCATCCACTTGTTTATAAAGGGTTTTTATCAAAACCTGGCTGTCCTGATGGCAGTCAATGAACGGCCCTGATGCCGCTCATGCGTGGAATAGCCTCTGGCGGCGTCACCAGAGGCGGGATTTCTGCCATTTCCTGTGGAAAATCAGATTTTTGTCGTATATCCGGGACCGGGCGTCGTAATATCGCGGACTGAAGCGTCGTAACATCACGGACCGTATGTCGTGGTTTTATGGACTGAAAAACGCGCAATATGCTGATTCGAAACCGGTTTTCAGACCCGTAACTGTTTTAACAAATTTAAATAACCTCTTAACGATAATGGTCTGTGGATAACCAGACATTATTGTCATCACGCCTGCCGCTTTTGGCCTGACAATCAACAATTTTCCGGTTCTTTCTCTTGGTTTTACGTGGGTATCTGGTTAGATAACCATGGTTGACCATAGGGGAGGCATCCATGGAGCTTGTCGAATGTCCGACGCGACAGCTGAAACTCACGGAGGCAGGATGCGCCGCCCTGTGGAAATCAACCCGCATCAGGCCACCACAGGCGTGGGAAGGACGGCAGGCCTGCAGGGGATGCGCGCTAGGAGCGATGCGTGCTGGCGTCGCTCCTGAGAAAGCAGCGACGCCTCCAATGCGTGTGGCCCGTATCTGCGTACGCTGTCACAAACAGGCGGAAAGAGTGATCCAGAACCGCCTGTGCATCTCGTGCTACAATCGCGAGGGAGAGGCCCGTCGTGGACGTGACAGGAACGGACATCGTCCCGTACTGGCAGATCAACTGTACACCGACAGCATTGACGTCCACAATTCCAGCAGATCTTACACCGTTACCAGCACAGTTCTGAACCGAAGCGAACTGATGCTCCAGGCACTTCATACCGCAACGGAAAACCTGTGGTTTACCGCGCGGCGACGGTTGAACATCCCCGTTCCGGGGCTGCAACTGTCATTGCCACTATGAATCTTCCTGCCGATCCGGACGCACATGGATGGTCGATAACGCGGCACGTCTGTGCCGTCTGCCAAGGACGCATGCTTCAGCGGGGAGAGGAACTGCGCTGCTCGGGATGCGACCGCCGGGCACGGGGAAAAGTCTCGGCCCTGTGTGGCTGCGGGATGCGCGTAGGCAAGGACCGGCCATTTATATGCATGCCCAATCCACGGAAATCGGCTGCTGACCCGGTTGAAATTGTGATCGGCTACCGGCCGGAAAAATCGGAAATTCCCAGAAATGTCTGACGACGAGGAATTTGAGGCCTTTTCGGCTGCCCCTGAGACTGAAGACAGTCCGCTGGGCGTGATGACACGCCTGATTGACACCGAGGGGATGTTTTCCTTCCTGAAAACCGGTGAAGTCCGGATTGCCGTGTTCATGAGGCATTTTCCGAAGGAAAAGCAGGGACGGATCGTATTGGGCGAACTGGCATTGCCACGGTTCCAGGGGGGGCTTGCCCGCCTTGGTTCATGGCTTCTGCAGCGCGCAACGTGGTTTCAGGGACCGGATTACATCCTGATGATCGACCAGGACTGGTGGGATGGCGCACGTCCGGAAGCACAGGAAGCACTGGTCTTCCACGAACTGATGCACGCAGAGCATGCCGTGGACAGGGATGGGGAACTGAAATTCGATGATGAAGGACGCCCGGTCTGGAGCCTGAAAGGCCATGATCTCGAAGAGTTCCGCGAGGTGGTCCGGCGATATGGCGACTGGAGCGGAGAGATCGGAGCCTTCGTAGACGCCGCGCGGATCGGGGGCGTGACCTGATGGCGAGACCCGCGCTGGACCGCGTCCGCAAGAAGGAATTGCGTGCCGAATTTGAAAAGGAGGTCATGGCCGCGTTCGCCAATTTTGGACCCGATTTCGACAAATCCGCCCTCATGCGCAAATACACGGCTGCTGGGCTCAACACGTCGAGCCTGTATCGCTGGTTTGACGCCATCAAATCATCGGGCGCCCCGGGCCGTGCATTTGCCGAGAAGGTTCGAGATAACGTGCGCGAACGCAGCCAGGCCAGCCAAGAGCCTGCGGTAGCGATCGGCGCGGATATCGTCGCCGAACTGCCGGTGGTGCCCGATCCTGACGAGATCGTGGGGCTGGGCGTCGGCAAGATCGTTGACCAGATGCAGATGTGCATGAATGTCGCACGCAGGATCCTCAAGCACAGTTTCCATGACGACGGTAAGCCCCGCAACGCCAAGCTGGCCCTGTCCGCGTCGGAGCACCTGCGCCGCTCGGTCGATACGATGGCACGCCTGTATGAAATGATGATCGCGTACCAACAGGTTGAGACGTTCCACAAGACGATTTTCGAGGTCATCCGTGACGTTGATCCGATCGTGGCGGAGACGATCCTCGGGCGTTTGCGGCAACTGAACGCAACCCAGCGCGGAGGGGCGGGATGAACCTGCTGCAGCGTTCTCTCGACTGCCAGCTCATGATGCTGGAGGAAACTGCGGCACGGCTGGGCTATGGCGGGACGGGCTCGATCCCGGAGGCCATGGGGTTTCTGGAGTGGTGCGAGGACCTGGCGGCAAAGGGGCTGAAAATTGACGGACGCCCTTTCCGCCTGGACAACCGGCCGGCCCTGCGCCCGATCTACGATGCAATCCCGACCACCCGCCAGCAGGCCTATGGCAAGACTCTCGTGATCCAGAAGGCGACCCAGCTGGGCCTTACCGTGTGGGAAGTGCTGGCCGACCTTTACATGGCCAAGAAATGGTCGCCGGTGAATATCGGGATGTTCCTGCCCGACCAGAACACGGCGGCGTTCAAGTCCGAACGACGGTTCATGCCGATCATCCGGTCGTCGCCACAGCTGCTATCGGAACTGATCTATCGCTATGACGGCAAGGGCGGCCGGCAGAAGATCGGTGAAGGCAATGTCCTGACGCGCGAGATCGCGGGGTCGCTCCTGATGTTCCTGTGGACGTCGGGCAAGGTCTCCACGGAATCCCGGCCCATGGATATCGTCAGTCTGGACGAAGTCCAGGGTATGAGCCTGGAGGAAATTGACAAGGTCGCAGCCCGAATGGGTGACAGCGACGTGCGTTTCAAGATGCTGCTGTCCACGGCGAACATGCCGGACGAGGATATCAACAACTGGTACAAGCGTGGCACGCAGGAGGTGTGGCACACGCGATGTCCCGGTTGCGGGGCGCTGTCGGACCTGTCCGATCCCAACGGCATATTCCCGTCGCGCTCGATCGTTTTCAACAAGGGTCAGGTCCGCCCTGCCCCGCCATATCCCGGCGAAACGGCCCAGCACGCGCCGCCTGTTGATGATTATGTGTGGGTCTGCCCGGAGTGCCAGGGCTACATCCCCGACCCGCAATATGGTGACTATATTGCCCAGAATCCCGGTGCTGGAAATGATATCCGCTCATTCCTGCTGCCCCGGACGATCAGCCCGAGGATGACCGCCCGGGAAATGTTCACCGATTTCGGGTTTGCATCGACAGGAGCGCAGAAACAGAGTTTCTTCAATCGCACGCTGGCGCGCCCCTATGTTGATCCAGACCAGATCCCAGTTTCCTACGAGGTCTGCCAGGCGGGCGTGGAGCGCGGACGTGCCGCTGGCGTGACATGGGAGGAAACGGGCAGCGGGACCTACATGGGGATCGACCAGATGGGGGGCTTTAACGCCGTCATCATCAAGAAGCGGCTGCCTGACAACCGGCAGGCGGTGATCCATGTGGAGGCTGTGTTCGACCTGTCCCCGTTTGACCGGTGTGCTGATCTGATGCGGCAGTACGGGGTTGAGGTCTGTGTCGTCGAACAGCTGCCGAATTTCAACGATGCGCGCAAATTCGCCAACCGCTTCCCCGGCCGCGTGTTCCTGTGCACCGGCTATCAGGACATGGGCGATGAATCCATGCACTGGGGGGACAGCCTGTCGCGGTCGGAGCGTATGACCAGCGAGGAAGAACGGACGCGCTACACAGTTCGCTTGGACCGATACAAATGCATGCAGACGTCCTTGTACCGCATTCGCGACGGTATCTGCCTGTTTCCCGACCCCAACGGGCTGGAGCAGGAAGTCATCGAGAACGGCAGGAAGCGGCGCATCGCGATCCTCTACGACTGGGTTTTCCTGCATTTTTCCCGTACTGCCCTGGTCACGGTTGCAGATCCGGAAACAGGGAAGACACGGCGCACTGTCCAGAAGATCGGGCTGGACCCGCATTTCAGTTTTGCACTGATGCTATGTGATGCGGCATGGGCACGTGTGCAGGGCAATTCCACGTTCATCCTTCCTGATGCTGGATTGGCAGGCGTGGGTACCGCCCAGTCGCCGTCTCCGTCCGCAGCCCAGAACCTGACGTCGCGGCTGGCAGAAATGATGGGAAGCGCCCCGGAGGGTGCCTGCGGGAAATGCCGGTATTTCGGAGGGGGCACCTGTTCGGAACGGGATCTGCGCGTTGGTGCGCTGGACCCGGGTTGCGTGTTCTACGAGCCCGCTGCGGACGACGTGACATCGTGATGCGACACTGAACGGCATGAACGAAACCGTGCGACAGTTGGCCCTCGGCCTCGATACCCCGCCTGACGAACGTTTCGACGCGTCCGTGGAGATGCACAAGGCGTATCGCCCGCTGGCGTCCCAACTGATCCCGCCTGAAAACCTGCGCCCTGTGATTGACTACATCAACAATGGGTTGATGGACGCTGAGTTCTACAAGGCAACCCCGCGGCAGATCATCCGGCTGTCCATGCCGCAGCCGAAAAGGAAGGTGGCGTGCATCGCTCCATTCCGCCGGAACATTTCAACGCGGTGGATTTCGCAGCGCCCTATAACGATCATGCTGTGTCGTTGCCGGAGGTCTATCACGGATTTCCGGCCGATACGCAGGCCCGGCTGGATCAGTCTGCTGACGAACTTGCCAAGAAGCCGACGACGGTTGAACTGTTCTGCCATGACGGTGTCTACACGCCTGAGCGTGCAGCACTTCATGAGAGGATACTGGCCGATTATACGTCGGCAGAGCGCCTATCCAAGGCTTTCCCTGCCGAAGGGGAAGCGCCGACCTTCATTTTCCTTGGCGGCCGTGGTGGTTCCGGGAAATCCGCGTTGCGGGGTATCGCATATGGCGACGACGCGCTTGTCATCTATGCAGACGGCATCAAGGCGCGCCTGCCTGGTTATGACGGGACGAACGCACATCTCTATCATGAGGAATCGTCAGACATCGCAGAAGAATTGATGCGGCGTCTGAAGGCGATCAAAGCCAATATCGTTTATGATTCCACCATGCGCACGACAGCCAGGGCTGTAGCCCTTGCAAAGTCGATGAAAGCGGATCATTATCGGCTGGAAGTGCATTACATGTTTCTGCCGCGGCTTGATGCAGCACGTCGCGCCGTGAGCAGATATATCGAAGACGGGCGGCTGGTCCCTCCTTCCGTGGTGCTCGGAAACCTGACAAACGAAGCAAGTTTTGATGCCGTGAAAGACCTGGCGGACAGCTGGTCATTTCGCAGCAATCTGGTGGCGCGGGGCAGTCCGCCTGCCCTGATATCGGAGAAGAAAGATGACCGTACTGAAAAATCCCGAAACGTGGGATTATCCGGACACGGTGGACATAGCCAGGGAGAGCCGCGTGAAGCTGTCTCCGGAGGCAGAGACGGCCTGGGAGGAACGCGTCAGGAAGGCGCGGCAGATGCGGGCGGAAGCCGACGCGACCGCCTCACGAAAGGACTGATCCCTTCAGCCCGTATTCTGGTGCTGCTTCCTGACTGTCGGCGTGCATGACCAGGCGCGCGGAAATTCTGGTCGATATTGGAGGTATAGCGTCATGCCAGTGCGATGATGCGCTGGAAAGCCTGTTCAAGGCCGCGACGGAAACGCCAGCCCGGAACCCCACCATGCTGTGGGATGACGTTCCCAATCCGATCATCCGCAGGCTGGTCGAACTGTTCACCCAGAAATATCAGGCGGTCCTGAAGCAACTGCAGGACCGCTTTGGCCAGATCCTTACCGGGAAGGGCACAGGCTCGCTCCAGAAGGCGCTATCCCCTGGATGGGGACGGTGGACGCCTGAACAGGAGCAGGAGGCCCGGGCGCATCTGGAGCGGCATCCTCCCGAAGATTATACCCTTGATGACTGGATGCTGCTGGTCGAGCTGCTGATGCAGGAATACCTGCCGCATGACGTGGCGGTGGACTGGGGGGACTGGCTGACGGTACGGGCTACGCTCGCGGGAAAGGCGCAGGCTGCGTTCGAGGCGCGGGGCATCCGGGATGCCGAGAGCATCGCGAAAATGGCGGAATACATGCCCACGGGGTTCGGGGCGGTTCCGCGCAAGATCCTCACGCCAGTCGAGATGAAGACCATCGAGATTGCGCGGGCACGCGCGGCCGAGAACATCTCCGCCGTCACCGACGTGGCGCGCCACAAGATGAAGAACCTGATCATCCAGCACATGGAAGCGCAGATGTTCGGGATGAAGCAGGGTCAGTTCACCGCACTGCGGCAGAGCCTTTTTGATGCGTTCGGGGAACTGAACCGAGATTTCCGGCGCATTGCAGTGACCGAGGCGGGGGAGGCCTGCAACCAGGGCCTGATCGCCACCCTCTCGCCCGGGCAGCGGGTCAAGCGCGTGGAAGCTTATCGCGGCGCGTGCGCGTTCTGCAAATCGATCAACGGGAAAATCTTTACCGTCGTTGCGCCCGACGCGCCGGAGCAGAATGGCCAGACGCAGGTCTGGGTCGGGAAAACCAATATCGGGCGCTCTGCCGCTTCGCGGCGTCGCACTGACGAAGGGCTGATGCCCCGCAGCGAAAACGAGATGTGGTGGCCAGCCGCCGGCGTCCAGCACCCGAACTGCCGGGGCAGCTGGGTCACGGTTACGGATCCGGGACCTGATGTTTCCCCTGAATTCGTCAACTGGATGGACGGAATCCTGCGCAAGCATAGTCTCAAGCCAGTCGGCAGACCAAGCGGGCAGCAACCAACGTAGCCAGATTGCATGCATGCATGCAAAACACGCGTCTGTCGTGACGGCATGATGGGACATCATCATGCAGCGGAGCGATTATGCGCGGTTTTCTGACTTTCCTTGCGGTTCTGGCCTGCCCTGTGCTTGCCCTGGCGGCGAGCGTGGGGCCGTCCAGTCCCATGATGCCCGAGGCTCCGGCGATCATGGCCGCAGCCACGTGGCAGGAGATTTTCCCGGCTGGCACCCAAAATCATGGCGGCGTGTTCCAGAACACCTCTGCGGCGGTGGAGTATATCTGTCTGACGGGATGCTCGGGGGGTGATCTTGGTTCCACAGCGATTGCCGTCTATCCGGCATCGGCGACGAACCCCGGCATATTCCGGTGGGGGCCAGTCAGCGGCCCCATTACGGTCTATGGCGCGAAAGCAGGCCAGACCTACAGCGCGTTTGGAGGCTGACATGCATGCTTGCAAGCAAATCGGCAAGCGCCGAGGCATTCTGCCATGCTGATCCTCCTCAAAGCCATGCCGCAGCATCCCCTGTCATGCTTCCATGAACCCACGGAGGGGCAGAAGCGGGCCGGAAATTATCGTAAGACAAAAACCGATTTCGGAGGCTTGCCGATCACCATCGAGAACGAGGCCGGAAGTGTCCGGCGCGGTCGCGATCATGGCGGTAAGGAATGGGCCACCACCATGACGTGCCATTACGGATATATCCGGGGCACCGTGGGGGCGGACGGCGACCATTATGACGTGTTCATCGGCCCGGACGAAAAGTCACGGCGTGTCTGGATCATCCAGACCATGGCGCCGCCTGATTTTCGCAAGAAGGACGAGGAAAAGGCGATGCTCGGCTTTGGCAGCGAAAGTGAGGCCCGGGCCAGCTTTCTGCGCCATTACGACAATCCTGCCTTCCTGGGAGCAATCCGCGAACTGCCGTTCGACATCTTCAAGCGACAGGTCATGGCGACCAAGGAGAACGGAGGAAAACTGCGGGATCCACAACCTGTGAGAAAATGCTTTATCGTGCTTGGGGGGCAACTGCCGGCATGATTGCGCCGCGCAACAGGATGTGGCGCGCACTGATCTGGCTGCTGGTCCGCAAGGAACGCGCCCGGGCGCGGGCATGGGCCGCGGTCATAGAGGCGTCCCGTCGCCAGCGGCGCCCGGGTCGTAAAAAATAGGGGGCTGGCAGGATGTCTGGTATGTTGACCAGACCGGCGACGGCCACTACCTAATTACGATCATCGTGGTATCGCGGACCGTTCCGTCGCCGCGTATCAAGACTGGGGGCATGGTTATGCTGAGCGCGAAGCAGGTCGCTGATTATTTTCTGACGTTGGCAGATCCCGACGTTGGGGATGAGATTTCCAATCTGAAACTCCAGAAGCTCTGCTATTACGCGCAGGGGTTCAGTCTGGCATTGAACAACACGCCCCTGTTCAGGGAGCCGATTGTCGCGTGGCAGCATGGCCCCGTAGTGGAATCAATTTACCACGCGTTCAAGGAGCACGGTCCGCACGGGATTCCATGTCCGGAGGGGCTGGATTTCACGGTATATGACGAGGACGACCGGGAACTGCTGGACGAAGTCTATGACGTGTATGGGCAGTTTTCCGCATGGAAACTGCGCAATATGACGCATGAGGAAGCGCCGTGGTGCAACGCCTACAAGAGCGGTGCAAATAACGTGATCTCCCAGGCAGCCATGAAAAAATTCTTCAAGAGGCGGCTGAAGGACTAGTGTCCTGTCAGCCAAGAAAAACAAAAAGCGTATCGCCGGTGGTCTAGCGCGGGCATCGGGCAGAATTGCTGCGCCGCAGTCATCCAGCGGCAGTACTGATCACCTGAAGCCCCATTTCAGTCTGGAAAACCTGCAGCCATCGCATGATATCGAATGCTGCGAGGAGAATGAGCGGGCAAGGTTCGCTATGGCAATCGCCAAACGCTCCAAATTAACGTGGAACGAACTGCGCGCATCCGGTCGTCACGGACTTGGATACGAGAAGATCGGCCGATCATCCATGAAGGTGGCTATTCCGCCATTCATCACTGAAGAAACGCCAATAATCGCTTTTCGATGTGCGGGGATGGCGCCGATGGTCGGTTATCGGGGCGGCCGGGTTTTCTATGTCGTCTGGATTGACCGCGCGTTTGATGTGTACGATCATGGATAATTCGGAAACAATAATGACATATGGTGATATCTAATGACAGAAGTTCCCGTTTGTAAAAAACGCGTTGAAGACGCCTGCATTGCAGCACTCCAAAACAGTGATGATGATTTGTTAGTTATTTTTAATAGACTGCAAAAAATTTCAGGAATCGAAGAAATAGGACCCAAAAGAAAGGAAATAGAAATTTTATTGTTAAAAGCGCAATTATGTGAAGGAAATATAATGAATATTTCAGATCACGATTTTCGTCTCATTGCGAGTGAATTGGAAAAGGAAAAAAATTAATTCTATAAGAGTAGGACGCGCCGGACAGTTGGACAGGAGCGCCCGAATGGATGTCTGGGTCGGAAAATCGAACATCGGTCGCGCGCCCGAAAAGGCGCTGACACGTGCCGAGATGAAAACCATCGAAATGGCCGAGGTCTTCGGCATGCGTAGCGTGGAGGACGTGTCCGGTGCGGACAGGGCGCAGATGAAGGCGCTCCTGGTGGAGCACGTCAAGGCGGATGCCTTCGGGATGAAGCAGGGCACGCATCGGGCATTGGCGTCCGCCCTGTTCGCGGAGTTCGCGGTCCTGAATCTGGATTTCGAGGAAATCGCCGCGACGGAAATGGGAGAGGCGCGCAATCAGGGCATGATCGCGGCGCAGGAGCCGGGAGCACATGTACGATGGCGTGACGCCTGCGACGGCTGTCCCAGCTGCACGGCGCTCAATGGCAAGACATTCAGGGTCGTCGCGCCGGATAGCCCGGACAGGAATGCCCGGACGGATGTCTGGGTAGGGAAATCTAATATCGGTTGCGTGCCCGGCCCGGGATATGGTCCAGACGATGAAGGATACGATCAGGCGTGGGCGCAGCCGCACTGGTTCCCGGCCGCAGGGCTGCAGCATGTGGGGTGCCGGGGCAACTGGTCAGCGATCCCCAAAGCCGACCCGCGCGTATCGCCGGAGTTCGTGGAATGGATGGATGAGATCCTGCGCAAGCATCATCTGAAGCCGACAAGCCCGCGCAAGATTGAGGAATAATCTGGCTGCCTCAGCTCCAATACCGCCTGGGGTCAGGCAGCCATGGCCTGCGGAACCGTATCCCACTCGTCCAGTTGTGTGACCTCAGCGGGTAGGGCGCGCCGGACCATCCGGATCCGTGGAGCGGTCTGGCTGGCACGTGGCTTGAGCGGGGAAAGCGATGTCACGGTTTTCGGGTCCACGCTGAAATGCGGGAAACGGTCACGCAGCGTGGTCACCACCACCATGCGCAACTGCTTGTCCGCCCACTGGCCGACTTCCTGCTTGCCATTCTCCCAACGGGAATAGGTGGCCGGGTTCATCATCAGGATCTTTGCCATATCCCCCGAAGACAGGTCCAGCACGTCGCGCAGGAACCGGATCTCCAGCGGCAGAAGGCCGGTAGGGATCAGGACACGCGCCATCGCCACGGCGGCCGCAAGTCCTTCCATGTCGGGCACGGAAACCCCGATCACTTCCCCGGTGTTTTCGTCAATTTCCTCTTCCGCGGCGTCAATCAGCGTCACCGCGTAAGGCAGCCCCAGGCCGTCTTCCTCGTACGAGGGCAGTGTTCTGAACATGAATTCTTCCTTTCAGCGGAGCGCCATGACCGTGATGATACGAATGATACAGACGTCATCTTTCAGAGTGACAACCACGCCTATCCGGCGACCGTCATTATCGGTCCCGACCACGCGCCAGGTTTCATCACCGTCCAGTGGTGCTTCGATTTGATCAATGTTGCCGCGACGGAGTACGCGCTCCGCGATCAGCTTGGAGATATGGCGTTCCCGTGAACGTTTTGTCGCATGGTATGTCCATACGATCCGTGCTCCTTGCGTGATAGCGTTCTGCAATCTGCGACGTTCTGCATCGTGCGGCACCGTTATCAAGTCCTCATCGTAAAAATAGGTATTTTTTGACGTACCGTCAAGTGGGGTTGCTTCACACGTGAGTGTCCAGCGATATGCGTCCCCGTCCAACGGTATTTCAATGGGAGACCGGTTTAAGGTCCGGGCGTCATGCCCGGATCGGTTCCACGTTGTCAGGTATGCCATTCAGCGAAGCTGCCCAGGCCGCAAGCTGGTCATGATGGAGGAGCGTCACATTGGTGGTGCGGGCCAATTGCTGGGCCGAGGCAGTATATCGGGCGTTGGAGACGACGGCCGCGTATTGCGCGGCATAGTGCAGGCGCGCGGCTGCGACCTGCTGGACCGCGGAATTGGGGACAGCGTTGCTGTAGAGCTTGCATTGCAGGACGATGCGGATGCCATTGCGTTCGGCTGTTACGTCGGCGCCCTGGTCCCCACTGCCGACCGTGGCGCGGGCGTTCCAGCCTTCGTTCGTGAGCACCTGGGCGCAGGCACGTTCGTAGGCATACGGGTCCATGTCGTCGCTGAACGGGATATCACCGTTCTGGTTGGGCTGGTTGGCGGCGGCTGCCTGGATGATGGCCTTGCGGTAGTTTTCATCCAGTTGTGGATTGGCCTGACGATTGATGCCCTGCAGGGCCGGCAGCGTCCAGATGACGGTATTGAGGAAATAATCGATTTCCCGGTGCCATTTGCCGTACTGGGGCATCCCATAGTCGTCATAGGAGATGAGCTGCCATCGTTTCAGGCCCAGTGTCCGGGCGTGATCGCGGATGGCGTCAAAGCCTGTGTTGATGCGCTGGTTGTACAGATCCTGCAGACGCTGTCTTTCTTTCTGCGCGTCTGATTTCAGTTTTCTGTCATGTTTCCCGAGTGCTGAAATCCCCATGCCCAGTATCGCGAGGAAGCCAATTCCGCCACAGACTTCGGCTGTCATGATCAATGAATCCCAGTCCCAAAATGACGATGTATCCGCGGCAGGTTCGGAAATTTCGTCAGTGAAGGCTTTGGGATCAGGCGTATTGGGCGCAGGCCCGTCACTGGGCTGGGGCATTGCCTGTGTCTTGGGAGCGCTGGGGAATGGATTAAAAGGCTGCGGCAAAGGAGTGCCCTGATCTTCAGCCGCTTTGGCAAGGGTGCCGATGGCGCTGGATGATCCGATCAGGGAAAATTCCACATGCCTACCATTGAACATGATTTCGACGTTGTTCTGTTTGGTCAGGTCATGGATGACGGCGGGGAGGTCTGACGCTGAGATCGACTTGGCAAAGATGGTAGCGGTATTATCGTTGATACTTGAATTGAACCTGAAAGGGTAATCGCGTCGTGCGAGTGGCAGGTCGATCTTCAGGTCGGGAAAGAGGAGGGAAAAATCATACACATCTGGCCGCAGGGCAATACCTGTCAGAACGACCTCCTGCGTCGAGGGCAACACCACGACAGCGAGTTCGACATCAGAAGATTTTGAACTGGTTATCAGAATATTGGAGTTTTTGAGACGCTGTGTGAGCCAGTTACCCGGCGGGCTGTATAGACCGCCAGTTCGTGTGATGGGCGGTAGTGTTTCGCTGTCGTCCGAGGGCATGGCATCCAAGGGCGTGGCAACGGAATCAGCGTGGGCTCCGGCAGCTGAGAAAAGAAGTATGGCGGCAGCCAAGCCAACAACGTGTCGCAGTCTTGTCGTCAAGGTTCCCAGCCCCCGATGTTCTGCATGTCCGATATCACAGAACATTTCGAGAGCGGGTTAACGGGATGGCATGGCAGGGATGCTTATGCTGGATGCTCTTGTTCTGCTTGGAGCCCTAACTGGATAAGGCGTCGCGCAGCTTCCGCGCGTGTTGGAAGATCAGGCTGTTGCCTGCGCCACTCATCTATTTGATCGCCGAGTGCTGGCGGTAGCCGCAGTTCAAATCGGGTTGGTTTCTGCTCCATGACAAAATCAAATACGGCAGATACGTATCATCCGTCAATTATGTTTGACAGCTCATGTTCGCGCCGGTAGCTACGTAGCAACCGGCGGAAGCGTTGTGACCGCTTCCGCCGGTCTAACCAACCGCAAGGGGATATGGCCCATGCCACCGGCTGATCATTTTCATAACATTTCCAAGGGGCGTTCGTCGCCTACTCTGTTTGACAGCATTGCGCCTGACACTGGCGATGCCGCTTCCCTTACTATGTCCAGTCGTGAGATTGCTGACCTCACGGGGAAAAAGCATCTTCATGTGGTCCGTGATATCGAAAAGATGCTCAAGGACATCATGCAGCCTGTAGAGGGGTATATCCAAACTTGGATACACCCCCAGAATGGCAGAGAATACCGCGAATTTCTGCTTCCCAAAAACCTGACCCTCAACCTCATCACCGGCTACCGGGCGGACATGCGGCTGAAAATCATCGACCGCTGGCTTGAACTGGAGGCCTCGACGTCGCCCACTCCGGACCCGCGCGTGCCGCGCACCCTGTCGGAGGCGCTGCGCCTTGCGGCCGACCAGCAGGACCGGATTGCGGCGCAGGCGGACACGATCGCGCAGCAGCAGGTGCGGATCGAACATGATGCGCCCAAGGTGTCCGCGCTGGCACGCATTGCGGGGACCGAGGGGTCGATCGACATGCGGCAGGCGGCGAAGAACCTGCAGGTCAAGCCGATCCTGTTGCGCAATTTCATGCGCGACCGGCGCTGGATCTACCGCAAGGGCGAGCACTGGTTGGCCTACCAGACCAAGCTGGACAGTGGCCTGCTGGAGCACAAGCTGGTCACCCTGCATCAGGAATCAGGGAGGACGAAGATTGTGACCCGCCTGCGGGTGACCGCGAAAGGCATCTCCCGCCTGGGGGAGATGTTGCACGGATGGGGGGCGGCACGATGAGCGCCGATACCACGATGCCGCCCGGCCTGCTGGCGGCGAACTATCCCCTCTCCTTCCTCGCGCCACTGTGGACGCTGACGCAGGAGGCCGCGGCGCGGCTGGAGGCGATGCTGTCGCGCCCGGACGCGGAGGACTGGCGCGACGACGAGCTGACGCAGGTCTTTGCGGAGATGAAGGCCGTCGAGCGCGACATCATGGACACCGCATCGCCCACGTTCGGGGGCGTCATGCTGAAAATCGGCGTGGTGCGGGTATTGTCCCGCAACCCGGACTGTCTTGATCTGGTGCGCGATATGGTGGCATCGATTGAGGATGACATGCGGCGTCTGCTGGCGGAGGGGTCGGATCACGGAACGTAACCCGACCTGATCCCCCTTCCCGCTCCCCCGTCACAGCGGGGGAGCACCCAGATACGAACAGGATTTCGAGATGAACCAGATTATTGTTCCGACCCAGCCCGACACCGCCATCGCCATCGTGCCGTCCGCGCGCGCGCGCCGCTTCATCCTGGAGGCCGAGGCCCCGAGCACGCGCCGCGCCTACATGACCGACATCAACACCTTCACCACCTGGTGCACGGCGCGCGGGGTCAGTTCCCTGCCCGCCGCGCCGGAGACGGTGGCCAACTTCATCGCGGATTCAGCGGAGCAGGGCCTGCGTCCGTCCACGATCGGGCGGCGGGTGGCGGCCATCCGTTACCTGCACCGGCTGGCGGACGAGGAGACACCGACCCGGTCCGAACTGGTGTCCAAGACGCTGAAGGGCATCCGGCGGGAGATGGGCGGTGCCCCGGACCGCAAGGCCGCCGCCACGGCGGATATCGTGGAGCGCATGATCGACACCTGCGATGACAGCCTGAAGGGGCTGCGCGACCGGGCGATCCTCGCATTGGGCTTTGCCGGGGCGTTCCGGCGCAGCGAGCTGGTCGCGCTGCGTGTGGAGGACCTGTCGCGCACGGATGACGGATACCGGGTGCTGATCCGCAAGTCGAAGACCGACCAGGAGGGACAGGGCCAGACCATCGCGATCCCGCGCGGCAACCGCCTGCGCCCTGGCCCAGCCATTGAGGCATGGATGGCGGCGGCCGGGATCGAAAGTGGCCCCCTGTTCCGCCGCGTGCGCCGGGGCGGCAAGGTCGGCGCGCAGCCCCTGCGCCCGGCGGCCGTGGCGGAGATCGTGAAGGAGCGGTGCCTGTTGATCAACGAAGACCCGGCGCAGTTTTCGGGGCATTCCCTGCGGTCAGGGTTCCTGACCAGCGCGGCGCGCGCCGGGGCGACGATTTTCAAGATGCGCGACGTCAGTCGGCACAAAAGTCTGGAGACGCTGAACGCGTATGTGCGGGATGCGGATCTGTTCAGGAACCATGCGGGTTCGGCGTTTTTGTGAGGATGCTTTGGCGACTGTATGGAGTTGCGGTCGTACAGGGCCAATAAATGGGATTTTAGTCAGGTATGGATTGGACTGTTACGGGGCCTAGTGGTTCTGCGCCACTGCATGTGCATGCGATTTCACATGAAAATTGGTTTATGTGGGTAATTCATAATTTTGCGCCACTTATTGCTGTGTTGTTTACAGGAGGAATCGCGATATGGGTTGCCTCTCGTGCGCGGGCGATAGCTACAGAACAGAAAGAAATTGCAAGGGAGAAATATATACTTGATCTCTTCGATAAAAGAATAGAGATATTTGACAATATATGCAGTATGGTTTCTGATATTTCTGTTATGGAAGACGATAAAGATATTGAAGAATTTATTACTTCAGATTCTGTAAAGAATACTGGCATATTAATTATTAAATCAGAATTTTATTTTAATAAAGACGTGAAGAGAGAATTCGGCATTATCTATAATAAATGTAGAGATTATTATAATAAGTTTTATCAAAGCAAAAAAGAAAAAAGTTTTGTATTTAGCGAACAAGAAAAGGATAAGTTTAGAAAGGAAATGGCAATAGTTTTGAATACTAAACTTCCGATGATATTTAGACCTTATGCTCCGGATGTTGCGCGGTTCCACAATCGCGAGAAAAAAACAAAAACTTTCTGGTCTTTCAACCTGCTTAAGTTTCGGAAGTATATCGTGACGATATCCTTCCGGGATGCAGGTATTCCGCAATGTGAAGCAGAAGCTGGTGCTGATCGGCGCCAGCCTTCTAAAGGCCCTGGCTCCGGGGGAGCGGTGGCTGACGGTTCATCCCAACGGCCGGGATGACAAGGGTGTGCATGTCCTTGTGCAGGTGCAGAAGGACGGCAGTGCCAAGGTGATCGGAGGCGCGGGCGGGGCGTTGAACCACCTGCGCCTGACCGGCGTGCGCAGCGAGGCCCAGTACCGCGAAGAAGCGGCCCAGCGGGCGCAGGAGCATCGCGCGCGGGAGAAAGAACGGCGCAAGGCCGACCGTGAAAAGGGCCTGACCCCCTCCAAGGACGAAGCCACCCACGCCGTGCGGGCGCAGGAACGCGCGCATGAGGACGCGTTCGTCAAACAGGTGGGCGATGCCCTGGGCTGGACCGAGGCCGAGACACGGTTTCCCGAGGAACAGTTCAGCGGCGCGACCGAAGCGGAGAAGACCCGGGCGCGCAACGCGCATGCGCAGATGCTGTTGTCCCGCGCGCGGGAGGCGGTGGGCATGCAGCGCAAGCGACTGCTGGCGGATGCGGACCTGCGGCGCAAGGCCGGGCTGGGCGAAGTGCCGATGGCGTCGGAGAGCGACCAGACCATCAGCATGCAGGATCTGGACCCGTCCGCGCCGTCGGGGGCCGGGCTTGGTTTCACCGCGCATTACCGCGACCGGGCGGAGGCGAACGGCCTGACGCCGGAGGGGCTGGAGCAGGAGGTCAACGAAGCGCGGGAGGCCTCCCTGCCCGAAGGCCTCCCGAAGGTGACAGCGGACCGGATCGGGCGCGAACTGGACAAGGTGCGCGAGAACCCGCCGCCGCTGAAGGCGGGGTGGGAGATTGACGGCAGGCGGGCGATCGACCTGCTGCGCGCGGAAAAGACCCTGAAGACGGCAAAGGCCGACGCGCGGAAAAAACTGCGCGAAATTTCCACGTCCGAGGCTCCCGTCGAGCCCAAGTCCTTCGTCATCGAGGCGGAGCCGGCCAGCCACGGCGCGGTGGCGGCGGACATCGAGAAGGACCTGCGCACTATCGGCACGCGGTCCTTCCTGAACGAGGCCAGCCGCATGGGCGGCCGGGAGGCGCTGGAACGCCATGTTGCGTCCGGGGCCTACAACGCCATGAACGCCCTGTCGCTGGCCAGCACGGGCGCATCGCAGATGGACCGGTCCGTGGTGGACGTGCTGGGCGTCGCGGGCGCGGCGCAGGTGCTGGCGCAGCGGATGCATGGCGACCTGTCGCCCGGGGACATGGCCGACGCCGCCACGGCGATGGAGAGGTTCCACACCGACCATTACATGGACACGTCACGCCGAGCGCTGGCCGATGCGCGGGAAATGCACGACCAGGCGCAGGCCATCGACCTTTCGCCCGCCATGGACGCCTCGGACCTGACCGTTGCGCAGGAACTCAACACGAAGCGCAAGGATCTGGTCAGCGGGGCGCAGCGCAGGCTTGGCACTGCCTATGGCGAGATGGAGGCCAACGCCGCCATGGTCATGGCCATGAAGCAGGGGCGCAAGGATCACGTCCAGGTGCCGATGGGCAAGACCTCCCTGGAAACCGCGATCGTGCAGCTGCATGCGCTGGGCCTGCAGAAGGGCGATTACGAGGTGGGCAAGGCGGGGGCATCCACCATCGTCACGCTGAACCGGTCGGGCATCGAGCGCCTGACGAAACCTGTCGATCCGCAGGATCTGGCGCATGTGCGCGGGGCGCTCGACATCATCGAGGGGCGGCACGACGAGGATGGATGGCTGCCCCATGGCGTGGCCAACCGGCCAGATATGGCGATGGACAGCCAGCCGGGCATGCTGCCGCGCCTGGCCGCGCCCTATGCCACCCCGGACGATACGACGTCGGTTGAGGGGCACGAGGCGGCGATCCGTTCGTTCATCGGCAGTCGTATTGCCGACGGGGAAACCCCGGCGAAGGCGCTGGCCGACCTGCTGTCGGAAACGACCATGCGGCGCGCGGGCGACCGGCAGGCCTTCATGCAGGCGCTGGGGCGGCAGGCCCCCCAGTATGACGCCGCCGGGAACATGGTCCGGGCGGAGGAGCATCGCCCCCGTTTCGAGGAAATGGCGGATGAGCATGTCGCCTCCCTCGGGGGGGCACGGACATCCCTGCAGCGTCAGAATTTCCCGGTGGACGAGACATCTGTGGATGCTCTGCATCGCGCGCTGGCGGAGCATCCAGACGGGGCGGCTGGCCAGCGAACTGGCAGCCGCTCGCGCAGAGAATGCCGGCGAGATGGTCAAGGCCCTGTCTGGCATGCAGTCGCTGCTGCGGCTGGTGAAGGATCAGGACACGGTCATCAAGTCCCTGTCCGATCGTCTCGATACGTTCGGCGCGCAGGGCCGCGGGCGCGCTTCGGTCCTGAGCATCATGGAAAAGAGCCAGCCTGCCGGTGCCCCGGCGCAGCCGCAGGGCGCGTCGCGGGCCGAAATCATGCAGGCATCGATGCAGGCCATGAAGAAGGGCCTCATCTCGGCCGTGGACGTGTCGATGATCGAAGGGTGCCTGAACCAGGGCGCTGAAATCCCCGAACCCCTCGTCAAGGCGATTCAGTCCGTCTGACGTCGGCCTGATCACAGCAAGGAAATAACGATCATGAATTTCAACCCTGCGCTGATCCAGCCGAGTGATGCCCGATCCGGCATGATGTCGGTGAAAGACCTTGAAGGGCTGCGCAAAGCCCTTGAGGCGGGATACGGCACCGACGTCTCGCAGCTGACCGGGGGTGCCGCGCTGCGCATCCAGTCGCTGGATATGACAATGCAGTCCACCATCCAGTCGAACGAGGATTTCCGCCTGTTCAACATGCTCCTCAAGCAGGGGGCAGGGGCGACCGTTGACGAATGGACCGAACAGGATAGCGTCGGCGGCTTCCTCGGCGGCAGCACCAATTCGGAAATGGGGAACATCCCCAACGCGGTTGGCGATTACAACCGGCGCGTGGGCATGGTCAAATTCCTGATGACCCAGCGTCAGGTGTCGTTCGTGCAGACCCTGCAGAACACGATTTCCGATTCACAGGCCGTTGAGCAGAACAACGGCGCGCTGCAGCTGCTGACCGATGCCGAATACCTGTCGTTCAGCGGTGATTCCGCCGTGGTCCCGACCGAGTTCGACGGTATCGAGGCGCAGATCCGTTATGGCGTGGCGGCGGGGCAGGTCGATCCCGGCAATATCCTTGACTGCCGCGGGCAGCAGCTGGCCAGCGTCAACCTGGTCAACAAGGCAGCAGCGAAGGTGGCCGGGTACGGAAACTTCGGTCGCGCGACCAACCTGTTCTGCTCCTACAACACGCAGGCAGATTTCGACACGAACCTCGACCCGGCCTATCGCGTGCCGCTGACGGGTGTTTCGGATGGTGGCCTGAAGCTGGGTGCGCCCGTCAACGGTATCCGGACCTCGTTCGGCAATATCTCCAACGACCCGGACGTGTTCATCCCTGATTCCGAGATGCAGCAGCCGTTCGAGGTGATCTATCCGGCGATTGCGGCGGCGCAGGCCTCCATCGCACCGTCGGCAGTCACGCCCGTTGCGCTGGCTGCTGCGGATGTCTCGTCCCAGTTCACGGCGGCGCAGGCGGGGAACTACTACTATCTGGTGGCGGGCGTGAACGCGTCCGGCCAGTCCACCGGCGTCGTCTCTGCCCAGGTGGCGATTGCGTCCGGCATGGGGGCGACCCTGACGATCGCACGCAGCGTCGGCGCACAGGAAACGGGGTATGCGATCTATCGTTCCCGCCAGAACGGTCCGGGCGTAGTTGCCGGTTCCGTGCCGGGGCAGGGCAGCGATTTCCGCCTGGTCTGCCGTATCCCCTGCGCCGGAGCCACGACAGTCTGGACGGACCTGAACCAGGATATCCCGGGCACGTCCAAGGCATTCTTGCTGCCGATGCGGCCCGGAAACAGCGCGGTGGTCTGGCGTCAGCTGCTACCGATGATTAAGTTCCCGCTGTATCCGACCAACCAGGCGGTGATCCCGTGGGCGCAGATGCTGTTCGGATACCTGCGCCTGTCCAAGCGCAAGCAGATCGCGGTGTTCAAGAACATCCTGTCGAACAACGACGTCTGGCTCCCGCACGCCAATAGCTGACGGGGAGGGGCGCTGGTCGCCCCTTTTCCGATTTTCCTGACAGTCATGAGGAGATGCGTCGATGCCACGCATTGTAAGCAAGATCCCGCATACCTCGTCGGAGGTGAACGGTGTGAAATTCAGCCCCGACAAGGGGCAGATGGTTTCCGAGGAGGTCAGCGACGACGTCGCCGCCCATTTCAAGGGGATCAAGGGGTATCGCGTGGTCGAGGACAAGAAGAGCACGCCCGCTGTCAGCAAGCCCGCCGGGAAGACCGACGGCGCAGGACCGGGCGGCGAGGTCGGGACGGACAGTGAAACCGACGCCAGCAAGGATGACCCCGCCGGCGGCAAAGAACCGGCTGCGCCCGCTGCGTAACGCGTATTTAACGAGGAGCCGCCTTCATGACGTCCAACACGTTCAAGCCGACCGCGACCCTGCAGGACGAACTGAACCGCTGCATGCCGATCGCCCGGTCCGTGGGGCTGGGTGACCTGCTGTTTGGTCTGGTGCAGAACCAGAATGCCATCATTGAGCAACTGGCTGCGGCCGGGATCACGGGCATCACGGCCGATACGCTGCCCACGCCGCTGACACTGCCGGGGTTTGATCCCCAGTGAGCGAAAGCACGACGGCAGCGGGCACTACCGGCACCGTCGCGCAGGAGCCGAGCATGTTCGATCGTGCGAAGGCCCTGCCACTGCTGCGACAGAACCGCCTACTGTCCGTCGCCGCGCGTTATTTTCCGCAGGTTGAAATCAGCGACGACTTCCTGTGGGAGAAGCTTCGGGCGGAGGAATCACTGGCGGAGGCGCGTTTCCGCACCTTCTTCCATCCCAGGCAGATGTTTCCCCAGGGCTATGACCAGACGGCTCTGGCGGCCCTGAACACGGCGGGTTATCCGACGCTGGAGGAGCCGGGATACGATTACGATCCGGGATTTTTCTCGGGTGACGAGTGGGGGTTCCTCCAGCTGCGCCGGACGCACATCGTGACGGTGCAGGAATTGCGGTTCTGCTACCCCAATCCGCAGGCGCCGCTCTACGTCGTTCCGTCGGACTGGATCAGGTACGACCGGAAATACGGCCGGATCAACATCGTCGCCACCCAGACGCCGTCCAGCCTGCCGCTGAACGTATTTGTCATGGGGGCACTGTCGGGCGGCCGCACCATCCCCCTGATGCTGCAGGTCGTTTATCAGGCAGGCCTGACCAACCCGTTCCTGACATGCCCGGAGGTGCCGGATTACGTGCTCAAGCGCGCAGTGCTGTCGTTGATTGAGGACCAGTTCCTGCCCCAGTCCGGATCGGTTTCAATCGACGGGATTTCGCAGAGCCTGTCCGTTCAGGTCGCGGGGCTGGCGCAGTCTCTGGAGGGGCGTGAGAGCGTGATCGAAGGGCGCCTGAACGGAATCCGTATGGGATTTGTGTGATGCTGCCGAACGTCGCTGCGTGCAATGCCCTGTTATCCTCCACCGGGGGGCTGGGGCAGAACATTTCGTGGGAACCGTCCGCGCCGTGCCCGTGCATTGGCGGCACGATGAACGCCCCGCAGCCCAACTGCCCGCAATGCCGCGGGATCGGCCACATTTGGTTTGCCGCGCAGTCCGCCTGGTCGGCGATGACGTCCATGAAACTGGTGCGGCAATGGGCGCAGTACGGGGAGTGGATGAGCGGTGACATTGTCATGTCGATCCCGTCCGATTCCCCCTTTTTTGCAGCCGGAGAGTACGATCGCGTCACCCTGTCGCAGTCGAGCGAGCCATTCGGGCGGACCATTACCGTGGGGGAGAACGACCGTCTGGCGTTCACGCCCCTGAGCATTGATCGCGTGTTCTGGCTCTCGACCGATGGCAGCGGGATCATCACGGGGGGTATCCCCTCGGTGAACGCGGACGGGACGTTGGCTTGGCCTGCGGGCCTGCCTGTTCCTGCCGAGGGGCAAACCTTCACCATGACCGGACGCCGGGCGCCGCTGTATTTCCTGTTCCGCGATTTCCCCCAGGACCGTGAGCACGCGTCCGGCCTGCAGTTGCCGCGGCGCGTCGTGCTGCGCAAATTCGACCTGCTGGGCGCGACAGAGGGGGGAGTGACACGGTGAGCCGCATCCGTGCCTCGGTCCTGACGGACCTGAATTTCTTTCGAGGACTTTCGGAACTGGAAGGTGACTTCCCTACTGTGTCTCGTGCAGTTTCCATGCTGGCCAAGCAGGCGCAGGATCTATGGAAGTCGTATGCGAACGGTGCCCCTCTGCCGGGCGGCAGCGTGATCCATCCACGAAGCGGAAAATATGTGAACTCTATTGAAATCAGAAAAATAAATGCGTTTTCTGCGGAGGTCTATTCCGATCTGCCCTATGCTAGGGTGATCGAGGAGGGCTGTCCCGAATATGACATGAAGAAGATGCTGGACAGCTCAATCAAGGTCCGGGTCTCAAAAGCTGGTCGAAGGTATCTGATCATCCCTTTTCGGTGGGGGACGCCCGGTGCAGAAATGGGCAATAACATGTCCAAGTCGGTCCATAAGTGGTGGCAGGGGAAGCGGGAGCGGTCGGATATCACCCTTCATACCAGCCGTCCGTCAGGCACTGGCATATACGACATGCGGACCCGGCGTCGGGTGACGGTCGATGCCTGGAAATATAAATGGGGTGACCGACTCACCGGGGAAACCCTTGATCAGCTCGGCCATGGTGGGACGAAACTGGGTTCTCGCATGGCGGGTATGGTCAATTTTCGGAGTCCCGGAAAGAAAGGTGGCAGCGCACATTCCGAATACATGACATTTCGCGTCATGTCGGAGGGCTCGGCCGGCTGGATCAGGCCCGCGCAGCCCGGAAAGTGGCCTGCCCGGACAGTCGCTGAACAGCTGAAGCCTGCGATGGAGGAGGCCCTATCGCAGGCGCTGGAAATCGACATCACAAGCCTGGTCGGCGGCGAGAAGTCATAGAGTCCGACAAGGCATCCGGCTATACAGATTGCATGCATGCATGCAATTTATGTCGCATGCGGCATGGATGTGCTGATTGACTGTTGGCCGCCATGTCGTGACGACATCATGCGGGCATGAGCATTGTCGCATCTCCCCTGGCCTGCGGGTCTGCCGTGCGCCTGATCGTGTCGCCTCCCGCCGGGGCGCGGTACTGGCGGTTGCTGCGTGGCACGGTCGCCCCGTCTGGCCCTGACGATCTGGCCGCCACGGTGTTGGCGTCGTGCAGCACTGTGACGGACCGGCTGGACTGGCAGGGCCTGACTGACGGGACGCCCTACAGCTATGCCGTCTATTACTGGAACGGTGCCGAGTGGAGTGGGCCGGATACCGCCCAGGCAACACCCGCGCAGGCCATGGATTTTGATACGGTCGAGCCTGTTGCTGCGCTGCTGGAGCGGTTCAGGAAAGGCGTCGCGGCAGAGCTGTCGTCTGGCCGGATGAAGGTGCCCTCAGGAGAAATCAAGGTCGTGTCGTCTCCACTGATGGCGGACGGACGCGCCACGTGGCCGATGGTGGTCATCCATCTCAACAGCAGCACGCCGTTTGCCCAGTTTGTGGGCGATGTTGTCCGCTCGCCGAGCGATAACGGCGACGGGACCGTGTCAGTCTGGCAGGGACAGATCTACGATTACAATATCACGGTCTCCGGATGGTCTCCCAACGAGGTCGAGCGCCTGTCGTTGCGCAAGATGCTCTGGCGCATCTTCGAGGCCAACCGGTTGCTGTTTGCCGATCTCGGGTTCGAGAACGCCACGCTGTCGCAGCGGGATTCCGAAGATCTGGAGCAGAAAAACTGCCCGCTGTTTATCTCGGAGGGGGTGATCTCATTCCAGATGATGCACTGGACAGCCGAGATCGTGCCGAAACTTCAGGCGCAGTCAATTACCGTGAAACAGAATTAGATCGGGAAACCCACGATGGCCGATGAATCCACCAAGGCCGGCGCAGCGTCGAGTGCGGCGGCAAATGCACAACCGGCAGTCTCTTCGACCTCCGGCACAGGTGCCCCTGCAGCGCAAACTGCGGCCGCGCCCCCAGCTGTCGGCGCGGGGGCGGACCGGGCGCAACCCCGTATGTCAGCCGCCAGGTACTGCGCGCGGCTTGCACGAACGCGCGGGCAGGAGATCGCGGGGCTTTTCCGCTCCTATTGCGCGAAAAACAACCTGCATTTTGCAACGGTGGCGGATTTTGACGCGCGTGTCGCGGACGTCCTGAAGACGGAGGCCTGATATGGCGGACAGCACCCTGATCAACGGATCGGCGACATACACGCCGGGCGTTTTCTCCTCCACCTCTGACACGGCGATGAACCCGGTTTCGGCCGGGACAGGCAATATCCTATGCGTGATGGGGATTTCAACTGGTGGAAAGCCGAACACGCTGCTCGGGCCGTTCGCGACGCCGGGGGCGGCAGCGGACGTCCTTGTGGGCGGAGAACTGCTGACGGCGGTCCAGAAATGCTTTTCTGTCTCCGACCAGGTGGACGCGCCCTCGACCATTTATGCGGTCAACGTGGGATCGGCTCCTGCCGGGACGCTGACCCTGAAGGACAGCGCCGGGAACGACGCGATCAATCTGGTCACGGACCAGTATGGGACGGTCGCCAATACCGCTCAGATCGCGGTTTATGCCGGGACCGTGCAGGGCAGCGAGATCAGCGTGGGCTATGCCGGGCAGCAGGCCATCACGCAGGATAATATTGCCCGGGGTGCGTTTGGGGTCGCCTACACGGGTGCTGGGAGCAGCCCCACGATCGAGGTCGCCTCCGAGAGCGTCACGCTATCGGACGGGACCAAGACCACCGTGCTGGATCTGAACCAGTACCAGTCCATCGCGCAACTGGTGGACGCCATCAACACCGTCTCCGGGTTTGAGGCGACGATCGTCGCGACGGCGGTCAACCAGACGGCACTGAACGCGCTTGATCCCGTTACGACACAGGCGCTCACATCCGCGCCTTACGCCGTGACGGCCAACCTTCAGGCACAGATTGATTTCCTCAACAGCACCGCGGGTGGGGGAATTTTCACCGCGTCACGCGCGACCACGGCCTCCGGGGCTGCGGCGCCTGTCGGGTGGCAGTCGCCCGCGCCGGTCACGGTGCCCGCGCCTCTGGTGACGGACTGGACGAACGCCCTGACGATGCTGCAGGGCACGAGCGTGAACTGGCTGGCGATCCTGTCGCCGAACCCGGCAGTCTGGGCCGCCGTGGACGCGCATGTGCAGTATATGTCCAAGACGGCGCAGCGGGAGCGGCGCGCGTGGGTGGGGCCGGACGTGGGGATGTCCCTTTCGGATGCAGCGGCGCTTGGCGTGCAGCTTAACAGTGATCGCGTCTCGATCGCGTGGCCCGGTTTTTACGGATACGACGCGAACGGCAACGAAACGCTCTATCCGCCCTATATCACCGCCGCGCTGATCGCATCCGGCTTTGCCGGACTTTCGCCGGGCCAGACCATGACAAACGTGTCCCTTGACGTCATCGGTCCGGAGGTCGCGGTAAATATCCCGACGGACACTGACGTCCTGATCCCCGCCGGGATCACGCCCATTGCGCAGGGGCGCAGCGGCACGACGATCGTGGTGCGGGCAATCTCCTCCTGGCTGAACGATAACTATTATGACCGGGTCGAGGTCAGCACCGGGGCAGCGGCCGATTTCACGAACCAGCAGGTCAGGAATGCCGTCCAGGCGCGGCTGGGGTCGGATGCATCGCAGGGAATGGGCGTTTCGCCCATCACGATGAACGGCTGCCTGTCCGATGCCGAGACGGCCCTGAACTATTGCGCGACGCCGCGTCCGCTCGGGCCGGGGGTGATCGTGGGTGACACCAGTTCTCCGGCATGGGATGCCCTTACTGCGGTTGCCAGTGGTGACACCATTGAGATCACGTTCAATTCCCAACCGGTAATCCCGCTGAATTTCATCAAAACCAACAATGCCCTGCGCCCCTACACGGGCACGGTAACCGTCAACGTCTCGTCCACCGGTAGCGCCTCCGGCGGCACGACCAGCAGCTGAGGGAGCGCGTCATGATTACCACGAGGACGAACGTCCATACCCAGTCCGGGAACCGGATCATCATCGAGATGGGCGGTGCGCGGGTCGGGCTGATCCAGAGCTGCTCCCCCAGTGACGATTACGGTCTGGAACCTGCGACGGGGGTGGGGGATATCCACGTCTCGGAATGGGTGCCCACGCTTGCGCGGCATACCCTGTCCGTTCGCCGGATGATGCTGATCACTCAGTCGCTGCGCAATCTCGGGATTGCTACCATCAACGGCGATAACGCGCTTCAGGGTCTGGTGTTCGACATCCTTTTCTTCAGCCGCGATAGTGGCGAGGTCATGCGGAAATACGTCAGCTGCTCGTGGGGGCGTGGCGCGGTTGATGTCAGCGCCAACAGGATCACGATGGAGGAGGGGACGCTCTACGCCCTGGATGCGTCGGGGGTTGACCTGTGAACAAAACGCTGTCGGTGCCGGTCGAGGGGATCGGTGATTTCGTGTTCCGCCAGCGCACGATGCGCGACGATATCCGCATCCAGGCGGAGATCGGGCGACTGCTGGGAGGCGATGCGGGTGAAGTGGGGGAGGTCGCGGTGGTGCGCGCGGAATCCTTCGCCACGATTTCCATTCTTCTGCAGGAGGGGCCGCCGGGGTGGAATGCGGAGGCCCTGGACCCGTTGGATCGGGACGCATCGAAGGACATCCTGAAGGTATGGGGAGCCCTCCGCAATGCGGAGGACGAATTTCGTGGCGTCACTGCCACGAATGGCGCGGGAACGGGCACTGGAGCGGTGCGATCAGATCCGGTTCCGGTGGCGGCGCCAGTACAACCTGCCCCCGACGGACCCGCGATACCTTGAAATGACGGTGGGCGAGATGCTGGAGGACCTTCTGTGCCACCAGTTCCTCGACCACCCCGAAACCCGGGCCACGATGATCACCGACGACTTTGACGAGGAACTGGCGCTTCTGGAAGCGGAGGCGGCCAGGGAACCGGCGTCCCCTGCTGATGGAGGGACGGATATCCCTGATGATTTCATCGACCCGGTGGTGTGAGGAAGCAGCGTGAGCGTCAAGATCCCCATTGAGGCGGACGTCCAGAAGTCCGTCCGTGAAATCGACCAGATCGCGGCTGCCCTGGGCCGGGCCGGGCAGCAGGCCCAGAAACTGTCGGACATCGATTTCAGCCATCCGGAACTGAAGGAGCTGCAGGCGGACCTCACCCGGATCCAGAAGCAGTGGGAAGACATCCTGCGCCTGAAGCAGGGGAAGACCAGTCAACGGGTCCAGCAGGGCGTTGCGGAGGGCGCGTTCACGGGGCCGCTCGACTTTCCTGCCGGTGCGGCCCGGCAGGTGCCCGATCCCGCGCAGCAGCGGGCCTATATCGACAATGTGCTCGGGCGTGTTCTGGAGGGAACGCGCTTTGACCCTGATCTGACCCCCGTTCCCCGTCGCACGTCCTCCGGCGGAAGTGGTCCTGCCGAGACGTCCGAGGAAAAGGAAAACGACCGGGAGGAGGGCGAGGCCGAAAACCGTGTCCGGTCTGAATCCGGGCCAGCGCCAGAACCGACCGTCGTCAATGCCAGCGGCGCTGGCGGGGCGGGCGGCGCAGCAGGGGGAGCATCAAGAGGCGCGGGAGGGGCCGGAGGCGGGGTCGATCCGAAACTCGCTGCCCTGTCCCGTTTCCGGGGCGGCCCCGTTGTCGGTGCGATGCTGGGGGCGGCGGGCATTGGCGGCGGCCTGCGGTCCATCACGTCGCATGTCCAGCAGGCCGAGCGCGAACAGGTCATGAACGACAGCCTGATGCGGCGTATGGGAGACACCAGCACCGGGTTCGCGGAACTGCTGCATAATGTGCGTAACGTGTCGTCATCGTTGCATGTGCTGCAGACGGAGGGGCAGTCACTGACCGAGGAGTGGGTCAGGATTGCGAACGAAAGCCGGTCCGGTGCGGCGCTGGCCAACGTCGAGATGGCGGGGAATGTCGCCCGCGGGTATGGTGTTGCCCCCTCCACCATGGTGCAGGGTTTCGCCCGGGCAAGCTTCGCGGGGGAGGACCCGCGCAGGTTCGCGCTGATGCTGGCGGACGCGGTCCAGGACGGCCACATGAATGCGCAGGCGGACAAAGTTCAGGACTCTTTGTTGACGTGGCTTGAGAATGCCAACCGACAGGGGCAGGATCGCGGGGCCGAAGATTTCTCACGTCTGATGACCTCCATGAACGCCAGTGGCGATCCGATGGTGCGCGGTGAGAACGGGGTGAACCTGATCAACACTGCTAACGCATCGATCTCCCACGGGGGCGGTGCGGGGATGGCGGGGCAGGTGATGTCGCTGATGACGATGATCCGGCATGGCTCCCCCAGTGTTTATGATGCCCAATACCGACTTTCGAAAGGAATGTTCTCCCGCGCTCCTGACGGGACCATGATCCTTAATGATGTCATGGAGGAGATTCAAAAGACCTACAGGGGCCGTCCTGATGTCGATCGGTTTGTCGGCGGCGGGAATTACATGGGCATGAGCCCGGCACATTACGAGCAATTCGAACGGTACTGGAGGAGTGCCCAGACATCTCAGGCTGCGAACGGGGGCGTGGACGGATATCTTCGTAAAATCGGCGTTGACACCAATAAGCTCAATATGAGCGGCCTGAACGATATCATGCAGACCATGGACAGCCACGCGGACCTCGGGGCGATCCGTCAGCGACTGATGGCCCGTACAGACCTGAGCACGGCGGATCGCACCGCCCTCAGGGATACCGGGACGAGTGACCCGGAAGCCTTGCGTGCGGCGGAGGTGCGTGCGTTTGCCAACTCCGGTCTGGAAAATACCATGGGGCGTCGTGTCGCGGATTCCGGAGCCGACGCCTCCAACGTCCTGACCAATGCGGCGAGCACACTGGTGGGGCCGATCACCCAGTTGCGCGAGGAAATCGCGAAACTGCAAGGCCCGGTCGAGACGATCGCAGAGCAGTTGGGAGACGGAACGACAGGCGAGAGTCTGACATCAATGGCAGGATGGCTGACGGCAGGTGCCGCCGGGATCCTTGGGCCTGGGATTGCAAAAAAAGTCCTGACGTCTGGTTTCCGTGGTGTGGCTGGAGCGGGCGGAGCCGCCGCAGGTGCTGCTGCCACGGGTGCGGCCGAAGGGGGGGCAGTCGCAGCAGGAGTCACTGTCGGAGGCGCACTTATTGCTGGAGGGGGGGCGCTAGGGATTGCAGCCCCGTCCCTTCACGGTGCGTATCAGAACTATCGCGACCAGCAAAAAATTGCAGCGTTCCGCAATAACCCCGAACTGATTGCCAAGGCCCGTCGCTACATGACGTATTTTGAGCAGCATGACCACCTGACGCATGCTGGTGCATCTGTGCTCGTCGGTGGATTGGAGCAGGAATCTGGTTTGGATGCGAACGCGGTGGAACATCACCGTGATGGGAGTGTGGGTCCTGGTTACGGTCTGGCACAATGGACAGATCCGACGCGTGTGCGGGCGTTCAAGGAAGCAGAAGGCGTAGATCTGCGCCATTCTACCGAGGCGCAGCAACTTGATTTCATGAGCCGCGAACTCAATGGAGACTATCGCAAACAGCTGACCCTTTTGCAGAAACTGGGTCCATATGCAGATATAGGAGAGGCCTCCCGCACTTTTGGTTATGGATATGAGGGATACGGCATTGAAGGCGCGCGCGGAGGGTACGCAGACGTCCTGAACAACCTGCCGCGGGATCTGCGTCCTGCGGATCCGGCGATGCCAAAGGCGATGCGCTCCTCAGGGCAGCCCGGGCAGGGGAGTGTTGGTGGTGGCAGATCGGGCGATACCACCCACCACGTCAGGGGATCTGTTACTCTGCTATATCCCAACGGGGCTACGCAGGATGTGCCGCTCAACATGTTCTCCCTCGCGAGCGGTCCTCCAGTCTCCCCTACGCCCGCAGGGATGCCGGCGCACGAGGCCAGTGCATACGGGCACGCCGGGCGGAAGGGGGTCTACTGATGGTGGACCTGCATGCCTTCAGCGTTTCGGTCATGCTCTACAAGGTGACGGCAGGGGGAGCGCCGGGCCGTGTCATTCAGGCATACGACCTGACACCATATCTGGGGGACGGCGGGAGCGTGCGCATGGCGACCTCCGTGCGTAGCTTGGTAGGGAACGTGTTTTCCGTCTCGTTCTCTGATCGCATTCCGCCTGATCTGGCGGACTCCATCTATGCCTATGTGTCGCCCATGGACCTGATCGAAATCCGCGCCAGCAGGAAACCGTGGAAATACCAGGGCCAGAAGCTGCCGCTGCTGATGCGCGGGTTCGTGCGCCGCGTGCGCCGCCCGCGTGCCATGCAGGGGGAGGGGGCACCGATGCAGACGGTGGTGATCGAGGGGAAGGATTGCGGGCGGCTGCTGGAAACCAACCAGATCCTCTATCCGCTCCTCAATACCAAGGGGGAACTGTATCTGGATCAGTTCCCCCTGCAGGCCCAGTTTGGCATTTCCCCGGTGATCGAAGGGGTGGGGGATTTCGTGCGTGAGGTCGTGACGAAGATCATCAACCCCAAGATCAACCAGATGGCGGCGTTTTCAACCGGCGCGATCAAGCCGTTCCTGACCTCCGACATAACCGTTGCGGAGGGGACGTTCAGCCCATTCAACACTATGACATTCCAGGGGTCGGTTGCGGACCTGCTGGCCGCCGCGCGCGACGCGCCCTGGAACGAAATGTTCGTCCGCACGACGGAAGCGGGGCCGTCACTGGTGTTCAGGCCGGTACCATTCCGCGATCTGAACGGGAAATTGATCATGGACGGCGCGGCAGACCCGGGCCTGGTCGGCATTTCGGATCGCACGGTGAGCAGTTGCGAGGTAGGGCGCAGCGACGACGGGGCGGCCAACTATTTCTGGGTTCCTCCGGGTGCGGCAGCCCTCGACAGTGAGTTTACGGCTGCCATCGCATATATCGACAGCCAGTCCGACGTGACCTACGCGAACAATCGTCCGGAAATTTTTGGTCTGCGTCTGATGAGCACCTCAAGCTATCTGCTGCCGACCGGGTTTGAATGTGCGCCATCGCGGATGGTTACCGACCTTAAACAGCAGGTTCAGCAACTTACCGGGGAGTGGATCACGAAACGGGCGACGGACCTGAAAATGCTCAACCGCGACAATGTGGTGTTTGAAAGCGGGGCACTGACATGCATGGGCCGTGAGGAACTGGCCTGCGGGCAGGAACTGGAGGTCGCATTCGGGGCGACCACCCTGCGCGGATATATGCCGGCGGTGGAGCACACGATCATGCCGACGGCGTCGTGGACATGCTCTGTCCAGCTTGAGCGCGGGACCAGCTATGTGGACCGGGCGAAAATGGCCGGTATTCGCCCCGGTTGGGCGGAGGGGCGCCCCGGCGTCTACGCCCCCCGCCGGGGCCGTATCAGTGTAAGTGAAACGGCAGGTTCGTCGTGATACGGTTCGGGCAGGTCGTGGCCGTCTACCCAGAAATCGGCCGGGTAGACCTGGTTGATCTGGATTCCGGGATACCGGTGGGCAATGCAATCGTGCTGTCGGCCGACGGGTCAACCGACGGGGGCACATGGTCGATCCCGGATGTCCCGCGGCCTCCGGCCGGCAGGGTCGGCGGTATCAACCCGGACGGACGCACCATGATCGCGGCGTACGAATTGGGAGCAGGAGGACGCGGGGTTGTGCATGGTTTTGCACGATTTGACGGCAGCCAGATCGTTTTCAAACAGCAGAACCGGACCATCACACGCCATGCCGCCAGCGGGGCGTACACGACCATCGCACCCGACGGGTCGATTGAGGCATGGCATCCGTCGGGGACGTACTTCAGGATCGGGACGGGTGGCCATGAGGACCTGACGGATCTATGCGCCGCGAACTGGGTCACGCCGCCAGAGGCACCTGAACCCACGGTCACGCTCGCAACGCCGAATTTCTCATTTGTCGTGGCGCCGGGCGGAAACGTCACCACCAAATTTGCCTCGTGGAAAATGAGCGGGCCGGTGGAGGTGGACGGGCCTCTGACGGTGAAAGACAGCATTACTGCCAGTGGCGATGTCACCGCGAATGGCATCAGTCTGGAAAGCCATACGCATACCGACAGCATGGGCGGGACCACTAGCAAGCCGCTAGGATAGCCACCGTGCCAAATTGCATGCATGCATGCAAACTAGACGAGTGGACTGTATGGCGGCGTGTCGTGACGACAACATGCGGGAATGGCAGCACCTCCGTCACAGAAATACCGGCAGATTTCGTTCCTGCTGACAGGCGGATCGGGCGCGGACGTGCAATTCACGTTTGCCCTGCGACCGGAGGAACTGAGCGTTACCGACCCCACGCGTATGACGACCAACCAGACCCTCGGGGGGGCATGGGCCGATGTGTTCGGACGGGGCATCCGCACCATCACCCTGACAGGGAATAACGGCTGGCGGGGCGGCCTGCTGCAAAGTGGGGAGGACATGTTCCTGTCCCTACGGCAGGCCGTATACGACGGCTGGCACCAACGGCGTCGCCTGCTGCTGGCAGCAGGTCAGGATCCATCCGCAGTAGAACTGATTTTTACGGACAATCTCGACGGTATCCACGACGTGGTGGTGCCGCGCACGTTCTCGCTGCACAGGAGCCGCTCGCGCCCCCTGCTGATGCAGTACAGCATCCAGTTGGACGTGCTGCGCGACGCGACCACCGCGCTGTCGCTGTCGGACGAGATCACGGATGCCCTGTCCAATCCCCTGCGCTGGCTGCTGGCTCAGACAGGACTGGGCAACGTCGTGACGATGTTGGGGCAGTTCCAGGACTATCTGACGCAGGGCCTGAACATGCTGGGGGCAGCGCGCGGCGTGCTCGCGCAGTTGGTGGATACCGCCATCCAGTTGTTTCAGGGTGTGGCGGATATCGCGGGCGAGACGGAGGGCATTTTCACAGGGCAGAATTCCCTGTTGCTGGAATTCTCGACGCAATATGCGCTTGCAGCAACCAGCGGTCTTGAAGCGCTCGGTGCCGACAGCACGCTGCCGATGGATGACCGGATCGCGCTGATGCAGGCGGCGTCCACGTTTGCGGACGGTGCATGCACGATGGCCAACGGGTTCAACGTCAATCAGACCATTCCGCTGATCACGCCCCTGTTCGGAGCATCGATGTGTTCCTCCACCGGCGGAGGGGACGCTGCAAGCCAGTTCATGCTGAACAACACGTCGCCATTTGAATCGATGCTTGACCCGGGCACCTCCATCTTGACCGTCTCATCAGGGGCCCAGGCTGCTATCTCAGGGCTGCGCCTCGACCCGCTTCTCCTGATCGGCCATTCCGATGACGTGATCTCCAATTTTGATGCAATGGGCAACGGTGTGCAGGTGGCAGCATGACGACAGGCACCTCTACGCCCCTGTGGACGGGTCCGCTCAGTGGCACACGCAAGGCCCGGACCCTGATTGGCGATACGCCCGAACGCATCGCCCTGCGTGAAACCGGGGATGCCGCAAACTGGTACACGCTGATCTGGCTCAATTGCCTCCGCGCGCCCTATATCACCGACAACCCGGCGCACAGGTCCGATACCGTCCTTCTGGCAGGGCAGGATGAGATCGTGGTTCCGGCCACGGGTACGACGCCAACCGGCGTGGCGGACAGCAGTGACCTGTTCGGAACCGATATTGCCCTGACCGGTGGCGTCGTTACCACTGGGGAGAACGGAGATCTGGCGACCGTGTCAGGGGTCAGTAACCTGGTGCAGGCAGTTGACAACCGCATGTCCAGCCAGCCGGGTGATCTCGTCTACGAGCCATCCTATGGGAACGGGGTCTACGCGCTGCTGGGACGGTCAACCGATCCCATCAATGCTGATCTTGCCGGCGTGTTCGTGGGTCGCTGCATCTCGGCGGATCCCCGCATTGATTCGATCACGTCGATCACGGTCGGAGTGAACGGAGGCAGTCTGGACGTGGATGGGCAATACATGACGATCGGAGGCAAGTCGGTTCCTGTTGGCGGCGTGCTGACCGGAGGGGGGAACTGATGGCATTTCAGATCAAATCAAGACTTTCGATCCTCGCCTCCATGATCAACCGCGCCCGCATGGTATGTTCGCTGACGGATTATAACGTCGGCGGCGTCATGCGGACGTTTCTGGATGCCGTCGCGCAGGAGATTGATCGCCTCTATCAGGATCTGGTTCTGGCCCTGAAGGATGCCATTCAGACCTCGACCTATACGACCTTTGATTTTCCCGCCCTCGCGGCCGTGGCGGCGTCCGGGACATTGACCGTGACGATCAGCGTGCAGTCCAGCGATACGGTAATCCCGGCCGGGAGCGTCTTCACGCCGGCGGGGGGGACGCTAACCTATGCCAGCGTGGCGGCCGTGACGATCCCGGCCGCCCTGACCACGGGGATCGTCCAGGTCGCGTGCACCACGACGGGCACAGCCGGGAATGTAGCGGCCGGCACGACGTTTTCCATGGGTGCGCCCGTCACGGGGTTTGTGTCGGCAGTCAATGGCAACCTGTTCTCCAACGGCGCGCCGGCGGAGACGGCACAGGCGCGGCAGGCGCGCTTCGCGCGTTTCATCCTTGGACTGGCCCGCAGCACGACAGCGGGCGTGACGACGGGGCTGTCCATCGTTCAGTTGACGGATTCAAACGGAAACGTAACAGAAGCCGCCAAATTTCAGTACGTGTACGAGCCGTATCTGAGCGACCCAACGCAGCCGACCGCGAAAATCTACGGATATATCCACAACGGCGTCGGGAGCACGTCAACGGCGCTGGTCGCGCAGGCTCAATCGATAATAGACGGATATTACGAAGCGGACGGCACGACCGTCCCGGGCTACGTTGCTGCTGGCGTTACGTTCATCGCGGAGGCCGCGCCGGAGCAGATCGTTGCCGTAGCCGGGAGCATTACGGCTGGGACCGGCTACACGGTCGCGGATCTGGACGCATTGGTTCAGGCGGCGCATCAGGCATACATCCTGGCGCTGCCGCTGGGCGCCACGGTTGAGGTCGCAAAACTCGATGCACTTGCCATGGGCGTGGACGGTGTCCTGAATTTCGTGCGCACTGCGCCGGCGGCGGATGTAGCGGCGGCCACGGCATGGACCAAGCCAATGCCGGGCGCCGGTACCTACACATGAGCATCATGAAACGCCTGCTCGGGCGTCTGACGCGGGCCTATGATATTTCCCCGCGGGGGCGACAGGCGTTGTCTTTCGGGGCCACTCTGGATTTCGGCTGGGTGGTAGAGGATGACGCACTGGTGCTGTCGCCCTCCGGCCGTGGCACCGTGACGATCGCATTGACCGATCTGACGGTAATGGGGCTTGCGCTGGCGATCGGCGAGGTGCCCGGTTTTTTTGTCCTGAACGATATCGGGGCGAGCGTTTCCGCCATGAGTTCGCTGCGTTGCATTGTCAGCTCCGGCAGCGTGGCCGGCAGCGCCGGTTATCGGTTTTCGGACACTGCATATCCTGGAGGGAACACCTGCCTCGGTGGGGCACTCTGGGTTGACGCCTCGTACCCTCTCCAGACACTGACAGTGTTCACCAGCGACAACTGGGGACTGCTGGATGGACCCAGGGCGGAACTGCGGGCTGCTTGCGATCTGATCAGGATTGCTCCGAACCAGATGGCCATTCCGTCAGCCGAGGACGAATGGCTGGATTATCTGGGCGCGATCTACGGAAATATTGCGCGCAACACTGATGAGCCGGACGTAACCTACGGCGCGCGCATCATTTCCACAATTCTGCGTCCGGCATGCAACAACAAGGCGCTTGAACTGGCGATCGAGGCTTACTCCGGGCAGTCGGCGCGTGTCACCAATTCTGCCCAGGCTCCGGCGACGTCCGTAGTTTATGGTGGCGCTTTCCGTTTTGACGGCAGCGAGGCGTACGATAACCCGGCAACAACGCCGATTTACGGATTGTTCGATATTGCTGCCAATTACGATACGGCCGCATCAGGCGTGTCCCCTACTGATTTCCGGGCGGCCATTATCTGGATTGCGAACAGCCTGAGGGCAGCGGGGACGTACCTGCGGAACACGGTTATCGACAATGCAGATCCGGCCCTGACCGATACCGACCCGGTCACGTCGGACAGTGCATTCGCACTGACAGAGGCATGGAACACTACCTATGACGGCGTGCGCCAATACGACGGTAGCGCGGCGTACCGGGGGGAAGCGGTCGTCAGCGATCTGGAGGATGAAAACTGATATGGCGCACCTATTCGAGAAAATGCGCAGGGAACATGGGCGCGTAGATCTGAAAATCTGGCGCGCCGGTATGCTGATCGCGCATGAAACCGACAGCAACCTGATTGTCGAGGGTGCAGCCAATATGAAAGCGGCGCTGCTGTCGGGCGATACAACCGGGAAATACGCGATAGCCCAGATCGGGTTCGGGACCAATGACGTCGCAGCGCAGGAGACGGACAGTGCACTGACCGGCGCCTATCTCAAACCGGTGGACGGGATCACAGCCAATTCGGCTACGGGACAGCTCACCGTGGATTTTTCACTGGCTGCGACGGAGGCGAATGGGATCAACATTTCCGAATATGGCCTCCTGTCAGCAAATGGTTTGCTGTTCGCGCGACGGGTGCGGGATCTGCCGCTGCTGAAGGCATCTGACCTGTCATTCAGCGGGACATGGCAGATTACTTTTTGAATTTTACGCAGAGTAGAGGGAGAGAACTGCATGGCCAATCGTAAAAAGAAGGGAAAGTTTATGGTGTCGAGTGGTGACGGCGGTCTAGGTCACATGAAAGACCATTCCGGCGACGCCACCGTCATGGTGGGAAATGGTCGCGGAGGTCCGGGCTTCCTGGGCACGGAGAGAGGGGAAAGTCACGTTTATGAGGTTCGGCCAGGCGATACCCTGACATTCGTAATCGGCTCTCGGGACCATTGCTGATCTTATATCGTGACTGAATAGAGAGGAGGGATAGATCGGGAGCGAATACATGTCGGGAACTACAAGCGCGTCAACCACGACATCTTCGTCACTCCCACCGACCGGGTTTACCCCTCTGACCGAACTGTCTGAGTTCGAGGAGGGGATCTACCAGATTGCGACAGATGACCCTGTGCTGGGAGGGCCTGGTGGTATTGCAAATTATCAGGCGCAGGGGCTGGCCAACCGAACGAAGTATTTGTTGCAGCAGACGACTGCGCTTCAGGCATCTCTCGCATCGTTATCCGAAGAAAGCGCATCGCTTCAGAACGCATTGACATCAGAAACGACGCGGGCGGCAGCAGCGGAATCCCTGCTTTCGACGGATATCGTGCTGACCTCGTCCACACTCTATCCGATCAGGGCGTCTACCACTGTTGTGGTCCCGGCGGCTGCGACGAGGATTTATCTCGAAGGGAAAGGGGCGGGCGGCGGCGGCGGTGGCTGCGAGGCATCAAATAGTTCCCAGACGTTTTCAGGTGCCGGTGGTGGCGGGGGCGGGTTCATGCGTGGCGTTTACGCGGTAACGCCTGGCGATGTCCTGACATTTACAATTGGTTCAGGTGGGGCCGGTTATTTGGGGGCCGGTGATGGTTATGCTGGCAGCAGCACAAAAGTTACCAACGGTGCGGGAAAAAATCTCCAACTGCTGTACGGCGCGCAGGGGGGGCAGGTGGCGGCCGTCACTAATACGTCTGGCGGAGCGGGTGGCCCTGCTGGTTCGTCTGACCTCCCCGGAACTTTTGAAAACGAAATAGGAAATTGCGGTTTTGATGGGCAGGCAGGCGGACAGCAGCTGACTGGCGCGGGCGGCGTGGGGCCCGGCGGGTTGGGTGGAGCACGTTCAGGTCTCGCAGGCGGTATTAGCGGAACAGCTCCGGGTGCGGGTGGTGGTGGCGCGTATGACTCCGGGTTCTCCGGCAACCAGTATGCTGGCGGCAGCGGTGCCCCAGGCTGCTTTTATTACAAATGGCTTCCATAACGGAGACACATCATGGCAACAGTACAGACATATGCCGTCTACCTGGCGGTGGCGTCGGGCACCAAGTCGGCAGGATACGTGGTCGATAACGTCGAATGGGATGGCGTGTCCCCGTGGACGCCCCCGACCGGCACGGCCACCATTGCCGATCCTGATCGGAAATATCCGATCGGCAGCACTTACGACTCAGCGACGTGAGCAGGCAACCCGTAATGACTGACGATGGCGTTCTGGTCGAGGTCGTGGGAAGGCATTCTCACGAAATCAACGATAATCGCAGAAACATTTCCGAATTGCGGGAGGATTTTCGACAGATCGAACTGCGTGTGGAGCGCAGCCAGGAGGAGCAGAGGCGGGCACTGGCGGATTTCGCGGGCGAGATGCGTGGTCGTTGGGATGAGGCAAGAAAGTACGATACGGAGGCAGCCAGAGCGCGGGACGAAAAGATCGGAAAAGTCGCCACCCAGACGGATCAGATCCTCGGTGGGCTGTTGCTGATCAAGTGGGCACTTGCTGCGCTGGCTGTGCCATTTCTGCTCGGAGCGCTGACGTTGCTGATTGAAATTGTCGGAGCACTCCTCGGCTGGGGAGAGTTCGGCACATGGGTCTGGCATAAAGCGTTCGGTTGACCGTCGGCTGTGATCTGAACCAGCGCATCAAACGATGCCTGATCCTGCAGGACAATCACCGGGCCGAGTTCCCGACATTCCTGCATGAGGCGCTGCCGTTGGATCTGGACGGACCGTTTCAGATGACTCCGGGCAATATGCGCCTGACGCGCCCAGCTGATACGCCACACGCGACCATCGGCATGGAGTGTATCAACGTGGAACGCATCATCGCTGCCTTTTTTTCCCGAGATCACAGGACCGATCCCGATCACCCGCGGACGCATGTCGTGTTACTGCCGATCGGAGGGGACGCCTCGCTTGGTCAACTCCTTGCGCACGTAGGCCTCCATGGCTTCGATCACGAACGTCTGTTTGGACTGCCGCGCATGTAGGCGGCGTCCTGCTGATTTACTCAGCAGCCATTCCATCTGCAGCATCAGTTTTTCTGGCACACGCGTGCTCATGCTGACCAGCAGGTCAGAACGCACGTCCTGATGCTCCCACGGATAGACTTCCTTGTTGGGGGCCCCACCAATAAAGGCTTCTGCCTCGGCAGAGGATGGCTGCGTAGAGGGAAGGGAAGGGAGTTTTTTCGGGATGCTCATTGTGAAATAGCCTCGTAGACAGCACGCATTTCATTCGCCGCTTTTGCGTCCAGCTCGCGCCCCTTCAATTCACATACACCGACCCCTTCGCCGGTTGCGCGGCCATACGCCGCGCGTGCAACCAGTGTGGTAAACGGGTGGGTGGCCAGTGTGGGCGTTTCCTGCAGCATCCATTCGCGTAGTTCGGCGGGTGCGCGTTCCGCCGATTGGTGCAGGATCCGGTTGACGACAATGCGCGCCTGAAGTTTCGGGTTCAGCTGCTGTGCCCGGTCGTAGATATTGGCGATCGTCGGGAGCGCCCAGACATCCAGCGCGTCTGGCTGGACCGGCACGATCAGCGTATCGGCAACCATTGCACATGCCCGGAGGGCCGGTGAGTCCACAGCCCCCGTATCAATGATCAGGGCCTGATATCGCGTAGCCAGATCTTCGATTACGGGGCCGATTGTGCGGCCGTCAGACCGTTCGACACAACTGATGCGGGGATAGTCCGGGTGGCCTTCCAGCCGATGTGACGCCCACAATGCGCTCGATTTCTGGCCGGGGTCCGCGTCTACCAGCAGGGTGTCGATACCATTCAGTGCCGACAGGACGGCCAGGTTCGTGGCAATCGTGGTTTTGCCCGATCCCCCTTTTTCGTTTCCGACCACAATGATTCGAGCCGTCATTCCGCCCTCCGAGCAACAATCTACGGCAGCACATCTGCCAGATTGCATGCATGCATGCAAGTGGAAGCGAGATAATCCGGTTATGCGGAAGAAGCCAACACCTAAATCGTTTGGAAAGTATAGAAATAAGATGGTCTGCATATTTTATGAAGAAAATTAAGCAAATACAAAAAATAAAGAAATATAACAAAAATATGCGAAATCTCTTTACGGTAAAAATATACGGTGTTATTTCAAGTTAGAGACTTACCGGTATTTCTGATATTTTACATTTATTGCAATGCGGGGAAGTTATGCATTTCATAAATCAGAAAAATAAATGGGTCGAACTGAACCGGAGGCTGCAAACACTTGAGGGCGAGTCCTCTGATCGTGCGATGCCATGCCTGCATATCTGCCGCGAACTAGAACTCATCTGTGGGGAGATGGCTGCCATTGAGGATGCGGGGATCTCTGCACCATCAGGTAGCCAGACCGACATTGTGGCCAAAATTGGCCTTGCCCGTGCCATGCTGGCCAACCCTGATGCCAGTTTCAAGGTGGGCCAGTTACTGGAAACGATAGAGTCTGATCTGATCAGGGCACCTCGATCCACCGTACCTTGAGGGCTTTGCTGGCCGACAGGTCAACCGTTGTTTCATTGCCGGGGGCCGGGCAGACAACAGCCATGCCCTCGGTCTGATCTGTCAGGTCGCCTATCGTCTCAATATTCCCGTCGCGTACGACCACGACCGTGTCGCCAATACGCGGAGAACGGGTCAGGTCAACGTACGCAATATCGCCAGCACGTAATCTCCCGCGCGGCGTGCTGATCCAGACGGCCAGCAGATCAGAGGCAGGCACACGGGCACCTGGTTTTATAGCGTATGTGGGAGGAGGCTGGTCCAGGTTATCTGTTTCCCGGAATGCGGGAATATCGCCTGCCGATGATGGTACAGGCCGCCCCTCCGCGATGGGGCGTTCACTGATGCGCCCGGACGTGATCGACGCGAAAACCGGGATTTGTTTGTGCGCCTCAGGATCCGCAAGGTCTGCGGGATCCAGGCCCAGGATTACGCCGACGGCCTCGCGTATTTCCGCCGGGAGATATCGTGGCACTCCACGGGTCAGATATTGGTGGATGTAGCCGTCGCTTTTGCCAATCGCACGACTCAGGCTGACCAGACTCATGCGTCTTTGGTCCAGGGCATCACGTATCAACAGACGCGCCGAATCCAGTTTTTTTTGCCCTGCCGGGCTATTTTCGTTCGTTTCCATGCGTTCCCTCATATGGGCGAACGATGGATCAAACCAGACATAAATAACATTGTTATGGTTGGCATAATGGTTTAATGACCACGAATGGACGATATATTAAACCAGATAGACGCGTTCCTGACCGAGCAGGGGATGGCCCCCAGCACGTTCGGGAAAATGGCCGTCAACGACGAGCATTATGTCGCGCATCTCCGGAATGGTCGCGAGAATTTTTCGCGGACCCGGGCAAAGGTGTTGGCGTTCATGGACGGATTTCGTCAGCGCAAGCTCAACGAGAAAAGCGAGGCCGAACAGATGCTGGAGGGTCGGATTCCAGCGCGATCCCTCCGCTTTACATTGCCCCGGCCCTACCTGCTGCTGAACCCATACCTGCGCCTGCACTGGTCAGCACGGCGGAAATATATGCGCTCGCTGGTGTGGGACATCAAAATGGCGACCGTAACGCCGCCCGATCATGCGCAGCCATTCGATTATGCCCGCGTGACGATCCATCGTTATTCGCCCGGGATAGCCGACAAGGACGGAGTGGAGGGCGGCGCGAAGCCAGTGATCGACTGCCTGACAACGCCGACACCGATGCGCATGAAAAAAGGCGCGACAGCGGTGAAAATGCGCAATCCGTATGGCCTCGGTTTTATTCGCGACGACAGTCCGCGCCATTGTTTCCAGGTAGCTCTCGGTTTCCGAAGTGATCATCAGACCGCACGGACAGAGATCCTGATTGAGGAAATGGTTTATCCGGACCGTGATGAACCTCCCTGACGTGAAAATCACGTCAAAACCACGTTCAGAATGGTTTTATTGATGGGGAATCAAATGGTTGCATCCTTTGACAGTCTGGTTTCTGGTTTCAGCCCATATCCAGCCGCCTATAGCCTAGACCAGATCGGGCCAACATGGGTTGCCGTTGGCGCCCTGGACCCAGAAACCAACAAATGGACCCATACTTTTCAGGGCCTGGGTCCTGTTTTGGCGGAACAGCGCGAAATGGGACTCTATCTGACCTCCCAGAAACGCGCCGGAAACGGGATCATGCTGCTGCTGGCGTGTCGTGCGACGGGGAGGCCCCGGCCATGAACGCCTGTGCGCAATGCGCGGGCAACGGCTGGCATTACACCACATGGACTGGGGGTGACCTCCTGTCGCGCAGAACGGTGCCAGCGCTTGCGATCTGCTGCGCATGCGATGGATCCGGCAGTGCATCGTCACCAGCACCGTCCATGCCTTTTCAATGCAACGCACTCGCGCGGCCGGCGTCGCCGTTGCCCCTGACGAAAGGATCCTGACATGGCAGGACATACAGACTTGGGGGAGCAACTGCCCTGGTCGAAATTCCACTGGGCTGATTACGAGCGTGACCCCGATCTGCTCGTCTGTTCGTTCGCGGCGCAGGGGCTATGGATGCGCCTGCTCTGTTTCATGGCGCGTGCGGAGCGCCACGGCTATCTGATCCATAAGGGGCGTCCCTTGCCGATAGACCGTCTCCTGCGCGTGGTGGGCGGCACTTCGGGCGAGGTCGTGCCCCTTTTGCGCGAGCTAGAGGAACAGGGTGTCCTCGCGCGTGATGCGGATGGGGTGATCTACAGCCGCCGGATGGTGCGTGATCGTGAGCGCCTGGAGCGCGATCGGGCCAACGGGCGAACGGGCGGCAATCCTGCACTGGTCGGACGGCGCCGCGCCCGCGCCGTGCACGAGGCGCAGGAAGAACTGGATCTGACCGAACGGCATGACCTTCAGTCCACGCGCGAAGCCTTAAATAAGGGGGTTAACCCCAGAGAAGATAAGAATAAGAACAAAATAGAAGATACTTCTCTCGGCCGAGAGTGCGTGGACGCCGACGTTATTAACCTGACAGGTCATGTAGGTGATGCAGTCCGGCAGGCCGTCGCAGCATGGAACAAGCTGGCGGAGCGGGAAGGGCTGCCGGTCGCACAGCGGCTGACGACGCGACGCAGCCGGTCCATCCGCGCCCGGTTGGCCGATGCCGGCGGCCTGTCCGGATGGAATGCCGCGCTGGAGAAGGTCGCGGGTAGCGCGTTCCTGAAGGGCGGCGGCGCCAACGGCTGGAAAATCACGCTGGATGACCTGCTGACGCCTGATCGTTTCACGCGCCTGATGGAAGGGGCGTATGCGGACCGGACGCCTGCCCAGAAAACTGCACGCACGCTGGGCAACGAGGAGTGGCGCCGCCAGTGCCTGGAGGGCGTCGCGTGAGCAGCGTGGCAGAGAAAACCGCCGTCAGCCGTGTCGTGATCGAGTGGCTGATGCAACTGGCGCTCCTGTTCGTCGCGGATGGCTCTGTGACGCCGGAACGACTGCGCCTCTACGCGAAGGTGCTCGGGGCCGAGTTCGGCGCGCATGTCTTCACGGATGTTGCCCTGCAACGGGCAGCCATTGGAGAGGGACGCGGATATTTCCCGGCGTGCGAGGTGATCGCGCAGCGCCTGCGGGAATACCAGCTTGAACTGGACCCGGTGGGTGTGCAGCGCGGCGGCAAGCTGAATTACTGGCTGCGGGCCATGGAGACGCGGCGTATCGCCATCCGGCAGGGGCCGGAAGAGCTGCGCCAGCAGGAATCCCGATCTGCGCGTATCTGGCTCCTCTGGCTGGAGAACAATGAACCTCTGATCTTCCGAGACCTGATGGCTGGACCGCACTCTGACGAGTGGAGTGCCGTGCTGAAGTGGCCGAGCGCAGAACTTCATCAATTCCCAACCCCAACATCACGTAAACAACTGAAAACAGGTGCGAAAGCATGAGCAATGGGAACGGTTCCCATCCGGAATGGGAAAATGGGAAAGCGTATGGGAATGGCGAGGATGGGAAGCCAGCGCGAAATTCCGATGAAAATCCCACGCGCTGCCCGATGACGGACGTCATGTTCGGCTGGCCGGAAATTGCCATGTTGGCTGACCTACTGCGGTGCCCGCTGACAGTGGTTACGAAATCGGACATCCTCAGCATCTGTGGGCATTTCAGGGGTGCCACGGACTGGTTGTTGTCGCATGGGATGTTGCGATCTCGTTTGACCGATAACCTGGAGGTAAACCGGCCCCTCCTCTGGAGGTTCGGAAGTGCCCTTGCGTCCTCACGGACAAAACCGGTTTCCGTAAATGCGGTGATAAGTGAACTTCTCGCCGGTAAAAAACAGGATGATCTGCGGAGCGTCCTCAAGGTCATTGACCAGATCCCGACGGATTTTGCCGGAGCCATTTTGGTCACGCCCCCCAGTCCTCTGGAGCCGGAGGATATGGAATACCTCGCCAGGCAGTTCGCCAAGCAGTTGCAGGCCCACGGGCTGCTTTCCGTATCCGTTTGCCTGATCCCTTCGGGTGTGCAGGTATCGACGTTGTCGCGCGTCGCGATGGAGCAGTTGCTCGCGTCAAAGGCGCAGGAGAGCGACGATGTTTCTTGAGGCGCGCAATGACACCCTGATCGGGGCGCTGTCCGCGATCAGGGGGGCGATATCGAAGGCGCACACCATCCCGGTGTTGGAATGCGTCCTGATCGCCGTGCGTCCGTCGGGCGTGGTGCTGACGGCTACGGACATGATGATCCGCGCGGAAATCCGCATCCAGGCGGACAGGACGCAGGATGGCAGCGTGGCCGTGCCGCTCGGGGCGCTCCTGGAGGCCCTGAAATCCCAGCCGCGCGATCGCACGGTATCCGTTGGCATTGAGGACCAGACGGGCCGTGTCACAGTCCGCAGCGGGAAATTTTCCAGCCACCTGAGCGCCTATGAGCCGGATGATTTCCCCAGTCTGGCAGGAGCAGTTGGTCAGGAGAAAGCCATCGGCATCGCATTGCCCCAGTCGCGGCTGGTGCGTCTGCTGAAAACAGTCCGGTTTGCCGCGTCTACGGAAGAAACACGGTACTACCTGTGCGGCGTGTACCTGCACCCGGTTGACGGTCCGGATGGCGTGGCCATGGTCCGTACCGTCGCCACCGATGGCCATCGCCTGGCGTGGTGTCAGGACGTGCCCGAGAAGATGGCCAGTGCGCCCGATCCGGTGATCCTGCCGACACGGCTCGTGACCGAGATGCTGGCGCATCTGGATGACAAAAGCGATGATAGCGTTACGCTGGAAATCTGGGGACGCCGCGTCGGGATCTGGATCGGGAATTACTATCTGACCTCGACAGTCATTGACGGCACATATCCCGAATACGCGCGGGTGATCCCGACAGATCACCCCAATACGGCCCGGATGCCTGCGCGTGCTCTGGAACACTGCGTGCAGGCCGCGTCCTCTGTCATTCAGGAGCGCAGCAAACCGGTCAAGATGACGTTTTCCGATACGCTGACCGTGGCGTCGCAGGACGAGCGCGGCAGCGCTGTTGACGTCGTGGAGGAAGGATATTCCCTGCGCGGCCGCCGGACGGAAATCGGTTTCCAGGCGCGCTATGTGCTGGATGTCCTGCAGCATGTCGGCGAAACCGTTGAATTTCATCTGCACAATGAAACGGCGCCAGCCGTGGTGCGCGACGTGGATGATGCGAACAAACTGTTCGTTGTCATGCCAATGCGCGTCTGATGATCCATGCCGCGACAATGTGCAGTGGTATCGGCGCGCCAGAAGCGGCCATGCCCGGCTGGGACTGGCGCTGGTGTGCCGAGATCGAGCCATTCCCTGCGCGTGTCCTCGCCCGCAGGTTTCCCGGGTCGGTCAACATGGGCGACCTGATGGCAGAAGATTTCAGCGCCCGGTCGTGCGCGCTGGGGCCTCTCGACGTAGTGGTCGCCGGCACACCCTGTCAGGATTTCAGCGTGGCAGGCCCACGCGACGGGCTGGATGGCATGCGCGGGAACCTGAGCCTGCGCGCAATCCAGATATACGAGGACCACTGTGATGCAGCCCGATCTGCTGGACGCCCTGAGCCCCTCTACGTCTGGGAAAACGTTCCCGGCGTCCTGTCGGACAAAACCAACGCGTTCGGAAATATCATTGCAGCGCTTGCAGGATGCGAGACCCCCATCGTTCCGCCATCAGGACTGCACTGGACCCGCGCGGGTGTGGTTGCTGGACCCCGACGAACAGTCACATGGCGTGTGCTGGACGCTCAATATTTCGGCCTGGCCCAACGACGCGAGCGTGTGTTCGTTGTGGCAGGTGCTGTGGGGGGGGCAGATCCCACAACGATACTTTTTGAGCCCGAAAGCCTGCCGGGGAATCCTGCGCCGCGCCGCGGCACGGGGGAAAACATTGCCCCGACAGTTGCACGCGGCTCTCCAGGCGGTCGCGTCTACGGGTTAGATGCCGACACGGTAGAGAGCCTGCAGGTACACCCGGTCGCATTCGGTGGCGGAAACTGCTCGGGTCCGATCGATGTGGCGAGATCGCTTTTAACGAGTGGCCTTCATCAGGATTTTGAAACTGAAACGTTCATCACCCATACCCTGCGCGGCGAAGGATTTGACGCCAGTGAAGACGGTACCGGACGCGGGACACCTCTGGTCCCGGTTGCGTTCGACTGCAAAGCGTCGGGACAAAACGGTTTTGGCGTAGGCGATATTGCCAGCACGATGCGCGCGATGGGGCACGCAGGCAGCTATTCCAACGGCGGCGGTCATCTGGCGGTCATGCAGCCGCTTTCCGTCGCATTGCGTGGCCGGGACGGTGGCAGCCAGATCGAGGTTGGCGACGATGTGGCACACACCCTGCGCGCCAGTCAGGGCGGGTCGGACAAACCGCACGTCCTGACCAGTGCCGTACGACGCCTGATGCCCGTCGAGTGCGAACGCCTGCAGGGTTTCGCCGACGACCATACCGACGTGCCCAATGGCAACAGGCCGGCGGCAGACGGCCCACGATACAAGGCACTGGGCAATTCAATGCCCGTGCCGGTGTTGCACTGGATCTTGACGCGCGTGGAGCGGGAGATTGCCCAGGTGAGGGAAATACGATGAAACCAGCCGATAATGACGGTAATCCAGTCCCCTCTTACCCCCGTGAACTGGCCCTGCCGGTCGTATCGCTATCTGGCTGGAAAGATAGCCTCGCGACCGCATTGCTGGCGATCGAACGGCACGGCCGGGATCGGGTGCGATTGCAGTATGCGGACACAGGAAACGAACATCCCTTGGTCGAGGAGTATGTTTACGAATATCTGCCTGATGCACTGGGTGTAACAATCGAGACGGTGCGTGCTGATTTTTCAAAGGAAATCGAACGGAAACGCACATACATTGATACGGTCTGGCGCGATGAAGGTGTCGCCGAAGATACCATCAAAACAGCGCTCGAATTTCTTGTCCCAACAGGCATTCCTTTTCTTGATCTGTGCGTATGGAAAGGGAGGTTTCCCTCCCGCCGTGCCCAGTTTTGCACACAGGAACTGAAAACCAGGCCGCTCACGCGCGCATTGTTCGATATCGCCCGGAGCACAAATCTCTACGTCGAAAACTGGCAGGGCGTGCGCCGTGACGAATCATCTGCCCGGAAAAATGCGCTGGTCTGGGAGGACGGGGATTGTGGTCTCTGGATTCACCGGCCGATTGCGACGTGGACAGCTCAGGACACGTTTGATATTGCGCGCCGCCACGGAATCAAGAGCAATCCACTCTATTCGTTTGGATGTACACGTGTTGGATGCATGATGTGCATCAATACAAGCAAATCTGAAATTTCTAATGTTCAGTCACGCTGGCCATTCGTAATCGAAAAGATAGAAAAATGGGAGTTTATTGTTAGAAAATGCTCGAAAAGGCAGCTTGCAACCTTCTTTTTCTTTGACTCTAAAGAAGGACGGACCGACATCGAGCATTATCAGGCCAACAATATTCGGCAGGCGGTCGCTTGGTCGCAGACAAGCCGCGGTGGTCAGCAGTTCGACCTCGAACATTTTATGCCCAGATCCGAATGCTCCTCTCAATATGGTCTGTGTGAATAAACGCCGACTGGCAACGATAATTCATATTCCCGAAGGTAATGACCATGGCAAACGAAGTGAAGATGTATCTCGTGCCGGATCAAGCAACGCCCGAGCAGGAACATCGGGCGGAAACAGTCGTAATTGACAGGTATGGGCACCAAATTACGTGGCCCGAGTTCCATGCCTACATGACGGCCATCGCCACCCCCATCCAGCCGTGCGCGGATGTGGAGACAATAACCCATGAAATGAAAACGTGTATTGAAGTCGATGAGATGACCGGAATGTCTTACCCGGTTGACTATCCAATAAATGAATTAGTCCGCCGCACCGACATGGAGGCGCAGGTTGCCCGTGTGGCGGCTGAGAAGGATGCGGAGATTGCGCGGTTGCGAGACGGATTAACGCGGATCATGGCGGTCCCCGACGACGGCGGAATCAGCCCCGAAGACGGGTACGGGATTGGTGCTAAAATGACAGAGATCGCCCGCGCAACTCGCGACGAAGGAGCAGCGGGATGATCACTCTCATGGTCTGTTCTCGTTGTGGGGTTGCATCCACACTCACCAGTCAGTTTGTTTTTCGTGACAACAATCCGGAATGCCTCCCATGCTACCGGCGTCTATCCGGTAGTGGTGCAGGAGGCGCCATATGGAACGGCCCATCGGAAGTGCGGGAATATGCACGCAAGCAGGTAGACGAAGCCTTCCAGCGCGGGCGTGAACAGGAGCGCGCGGAGAGAAAAACGGATGATACCTGCCGGTTGGACTTCATGGAACATACGCAGATCGATGCCATGAAGGTAAATGGGCAATGGGAAATTCTATCTATGAGCGGCGACACGGCGGAAACGATAGGAACTGGCGACACCTTACGTGCCGCCATTGACGCCGCCATGAACGCGGAGAACGGGGATGTTTGACAAAATATTCCTCTATTTGTGGCTTGTTTTAATTTCTGCATGGGTCGGAAGCTTTGATCTGTGTGCAGCCAATAGTATTTTGCTTTCGAGACCTTGGATTGCGATGTATTTCTACGTCAATACCGCAGCATGTTTTGCTGTCGCGCTATTTTCCTCAGAAAACGTCATGAAAATATGGCAGGAACGGAAATGACCAGTCCTCCCTATGTCACCACCATATTTGCTCTGTATTGGGCGTTCGGCATGTATCTGGTTTCAAGAAAGAAATTCCAGATGGGCATGCGTGAGAAAATGAACGAACTGGCCTGCCGGCCGGATTTCATAGGTCGGGAGTATATTGTGCAGGCGGCCGGTTGCCTCTGTATGCTTATCGCATCTCTCACATATCCATGGTTTCTGATCATGAAGTCGAAGCGCGGCTGATCGAATGTCAGCCGACGGGAAACTCTCTTATCGCGGATAGAAGCCCCTATGCGGGGCTTGTCGGCTTATCCAGCACCACGATCCGGGTGCCGATCATCGTGCCCGCCGCCTTGAACACGCCTTCCGGGACATCCTCGATCAGCGCGGCGCTGCCGATCAGTGCTGCCGCGTCGGCTTTCAATACCGCAGGACCAGCGCCTGGGCCCTTGGGCACCAGCGCCACCAGTCGGCCGCCGGGTGCCAGCCGTTCCCATGCCACCAGAAGGTTGCGGATCCACTGTCCGGAGGAATAGGGCGGGTTCATGACGATCCGGTCATAGCGGGCTGTGTCGGGGTCAAGCCAGTCCGCGCGCTGTGTGCTGACCCGCGGGTTCCCCGCATAGCGTTCTGTCAGGAAGTCCGCCCGGCCTGCATTCTTCTCCACCGCCACGATTGATGCTGCCGGCGTCTCCAGCAGGGCATCCACCAGCGCGCCTTTCCCCGCGCTGGGCTCACACACGGTCATGCCATCGTCTATATCAGCCAGATCGGCCATGCGTTCGGCCGTATCGACGGGGGTAGGATAGAAGTCCTCCGACCAGGTATCCTTGCGCCCGGCGGCCGGGTCTGCCTTCCGCCTGGCGCCCGCGGCATCCGGTCCGGCGCCCAGCGTCTCGCCGTAAAATTCGGCGATGATCCGGTTTGCCTTTTCCACCAGGTCGGGCCGGAGGAAATAGAACTGCGCATTGCCGTTCTTGAAGAACTTGACCCGGAAATAGTCGGTCTCGATGGTGCCGGCGCCCGGGCGGAAAGATGAGGCCGTGCGGATGGCCTCCGCCAGTGCGCCACGTAGGCCTTCATTGTAGCTAGTGGGCGGTTCCCGGCCGTCCAGGACATAGAAAATCCGGTCAAGATCACGAATTGAATCGTCCCGGTAGGAGTTGAGCGACCCGTAGGAGGTCTGGACGCCGGTCATGACGATCCGCTTGGCCAGCCGGAACCCGTTGTTGGACCGGTATTCCCGGCAGAGCCCCCGGAATACCTCAACCAGACCACGCCGGAAGATCATGTCGGACTCTGCAAACAGCCCTTCCATCGTGACCCGCAGGTTGTCGGGGCTGGCCTCCGGCGGCACACCCGCCATGTCTTTTTCGAACTGGGCGCGTGCGGTCGCGTCCATCATGCCCCACAGCGGGGTGCCGATCACGAATGACCGCCACATGGCCCGGTCCACCTCGATGCGGACCTGCTCTGGCAGGCCTTTCGTGTCTGACCAGCCTTTCAGGGATCGTTCGATTACCTGGTCGATCTTGCTGCCCACGCCATTCGTGCCCACGCAGGCGGCCTGCATGTCCGTACGCGCCTGCCGGATCTGTTCCACGCCAGACAGGAAACCTTCGATCGCCTTCGCCCGGTTCGCGCACAGCTCATCGACAGACGCCTTGATGGCAATTTGCTGGGTCATTTTCTGTCCCTCTTCGATTGTCGGTAATGGGGTGCGGCGATGATTTCCGGAAGAACCGGGGATCAGGGAATTTCCTGTCCGCCGCATGCTTATTATATACGCAGCGTATATTAAAAAGGCAAGGGCAATAAAACACGTTGCGTTGATTATTTTTGGCCCATAGGGTTGAGGAATGGGACGAGCACCGACATCACCGTGGGGGCTGCGCGCACGCGACGCAGGCCTTGACCAGAAGACGCTCGCTGCACTGACCGGCCTTGCGCCGAACTCGGTATCGCGCGGGTTGCGCGGGGAGTGGGAGAAAGGCATTCCGGCCTATCTGCCAACCATTATCCGGGCATGGGAAATGCTAAACGATGAACAGCGCACGACGCTGCTGGCCAAATCTAAGATGGATGAGTGATGGGGAAGAAATACGGCGACTGCGAGTACGATGTGAACCCAAACCTGCGACAAGGGTATAGTTGGATTGCGTATGCTCCTCGAGGAGCAAAAAAACCGATAATTGCCAGCGGGTTTAATTGCGACACAAAAGACCAGGCTGCACAGGAAGCAATGGCAGCGATTGACAAGTATGACAGGGAGAAAATCGCGAAGGGCCGCTGGTAGGAACTGACACACCGGCGAGAATAACAGTTATCGCCGGTAAACGGCGGATCGTGACGATAGGCTGGGGCATCCCGTTCCCATCATCGTCATGAGGCCGCATCATGCCCGATCTCGTCAAAATCGAAGCCGTGCGCGGCACACGCCGCAATTTTCTCGGCTTCGCGTTCCTGTCCGGCCTGGCCGTCGCCTCCCTTGCGGCGCTGCCCGGGTGCTCGTCCAGTAAGGATGGCAACGTCACCACCATCACCGTCAACGTGTCCGAGATCGATACCGACGGCACGGCCGCATTGAATATCCTCAAAACCGTTCTCGCGTTCACCGGTCTGCCGCTGGCCGTTGCTGATGTCGTGGATGATGCGATCGACGGTGTCGAGGCGGCATTGGCCACCTGGGACAAATATTGCAGCGGCAAGCAGACGGTCGTTTTTGACGCCACCAGCGTCCCGACGGAAGCGTCCAGCGTGATCGCAGCGCTGCAGAATGCCGCCACGACCATCGGAAACGTCGCGACGTCGGAGGCGGCCACCCTCGGCACCACCCTGACGTCCAAAATCACCTCCGTATCGTCGGACATCGCGTCGCTTGCGGCGATCGTCTCCAGCATCGTCCGGACAACGGCGGGACTGTCGCTGGGCGCGCAGGCGAGCACGCTGACCCCGACGCAGGCCCGCATGCTGCAGGTCAACGGCATCCTTGCGCGGCATGGCCTGCCGCCGGTCGCCGTCAAGGGCTGACGTTGCTGATCGCCTGCGTCGCGCTGGCGGCGTTCGTCGGGGGTGCCGTATTCGGTGCCGCCGCTTTCATGGTCCTCTCTTCCTGGTATCTCTGACATGCTCAAGCCTTCCGACCTGCACGTTGTCTCCGTTTTCTCCAACAACCGGCGCTGGCGCTCGCGTGAGCGTCTGCTGCGCAGGTTCATTCCCCATATGCAGGCGTCGGGCGTGACCCTGACGATGGTCGAGCATGTGATGGGCGAGCGCGATTTCGTGCTGGATCCTGATGACCCGGCCTTGGCCGGGGTGCGCCTGTTCCAGGTCCGCGGCGACAGCCGGCAGGAGAACTGGCTGAAGGAAGGGCTGATCCGCTATGGCGTCAGCCGCCTGCCGGCCGACGCGAAGTATCTGGCCGTGATCGACGCCGACGTGTTTTTCCAGCGACAGGACTGGGCACTGGCCACGCTCGACATGCTTCAGGTGCATCGCGTGGGGCAGCCCTGGTCCTATTCCGTTGACCTCGGCCCCGATGAAAACCCGGTCTGCGACGAGCATGGGCGGCAGATGGACCGCTCGTTCTGCGCCGCGTGGGCGGCGGGCGACATCATCGTCACCGACGAGGATTACGGCATCGGGCAGTCCAGCGCCCAGTGGCTGCTGGACCCGGAGCGTAAGCGCGACTGGCGGCAGCATTACGGATACGCCTGGGCGTTCCGTCTGGATGTCTGGAACGATTTCGGCGGCCTGCCCGACTGGCTGGTGACGGGTGCTGCCGATTATATCGCCGCCATGGCGTTCGCGGGGAAGCTGGATACCTCGGACGCCTACACGTCACCCGCCTGCGCGCGGCGTCTGCGCCATTTTGCCGCGGCCTGCGACCGGGCCGTGCGTCAGGATATCGGCGTCGTGCCCGGGTTGCTGTCGCATGGATTCCACGGATCGAAGAAAAAGCGGTTTTACCTCGACCGCAAGGACATCCTGCGGGAGGCCAATTTCGATCCGGACGTGGATATCGGATATGACCGCCACGGGCTGCCATTCCTCGCCAGCGACAATCGCATCCTGCGCGACGGCCTGCGGCGCCTGTCGGTCGCCCGGGATGAAGACAGCAACGCGCTGTAGGAGGCCGGCCATGAACCCGACGGTCGCCGTCCTTCTCTGGCTCAGTGGCGTCGTGAGCGGCGTTGCTGGCGCGTTCTTCCTTTACGCATATCTGGCGAGCAATTCACGATGAGCAGTTCTGAAGATCCGGGGGGCTATCTGCTTCGGCAGCGGCTTCGTGACGCATGACGGTGCAATTTCTGGCAGCGGTCGGTCTTTTCCTGACCGGCTGCGCATTCTCGCAGGTCGTCGCGTTCGCTCTGGCCGCGTGGCGGGAGCGCGCCCGTGAGCGAAAAATCGACGCCACACTGGGTCCTCCTCCGCCTGATCCATCGGATGCCCCACGATGATGCTCCGCAAATTTGGCTGCAAGCCGCCAGAGACCCGTGCTGGCCAGCCGACCATGGCGGTCATGCGCAGCTTCATGGCCCGCAGGGCGCCAAGCAGTCTGATCCGGTCCCATATTGACCCCGGCGTTCTCATGCTGGGGAACGACACGACGAATGACTGTACCAGCGCGGGTATCGGGAATCATATCCGCGCCACGGCGGCGCTCAACCGGTTCCAGGTGGACGTGACCACGGCGCAGGCGCTGACGTTCTACGGCCGCCACACGGGGTTCGTGCCGGGCAATCCTGCCACGGACACCGGCGCAGTAGAGGTGGACATGCTCACCGCGGCGGCCCGGGACGGATACGACGTGACCAACCAGACGCTGTTCCCGATCTGGGGCAGCACGGACCCGCATGACCGCAACGGGCTGTGCAACATCATGGCGGACCTGACGGCTCCATATTTCGGGGTGCAGTTCGCCGATGCGGATCTGTACGAGGATGAGGCTGGCCAGCTGCCGCCCGTCTGGGACACGCGCACACCGGCCAGATATGGCGATCCCACTCCCAATCCCCGCAAGGGGCATTGCCTGCTGGGCTGGTCCTATACCGGGATGGCCGACGATGATCTGGTCGAACTGCTGACGTGGGGCGGCCAGCAGCGTGCGACGTGGCGCTGGTTGCGCAGCCGCGCAGTAGAGGCGCATGCCCTGGCATGGCGTCAACTGCTGGCCGCCGACAGTCCGCTCCCGCTGTGGGAGGAGTGGCAGAACCTGGTAGCGGCCAACGACAACTATCTGCGCGCGGCGGCGGCCTGATGCCGAGGCTTGTACCGGCCCGAGCCTTCCGGTAAGATTCTGCAAGTTCATCCTCTGGTTCCGTCAGTGGTTGAATCAGAAGGCCGCCAGCGCTGCACTCGCTGGCGGCCTTCGTTTAGGCTGTCGTCACGGTATTAAGGGCGCGGGAATGTGCGTTATCGCCGGTAAACCGGCATCACCACGCATGGACCTGCATGATGTCCTCAAACCGCGTGGTATAGGCAGGTGACAGGAAGGCCTGCCGCGGGCGCCAGTCCTGCCGCGTGCCGGTCGCCAGCGGGCGCACGGTCCCGCGGCCAAACCGGGCATTGAGGGCGTCCATCGTTGCCATCACGCTTTCGGCGCGTTGTGGATCGCGGGTTGAGAACAGCGCGCCCTGCCGCGCGGCCGGTGCCAGAGCGTCAAGAATGACGCCAGCCTTGAAATACCGATATCCCGGTTTCCAGATTTTTCGCAGCAGCCGCAGTGATGCCGCGATCAGCGCCATCGTATCATTGGTCGGCTCGATGCTGATCGATTGCTGGTTGGCATACCATCCCGCCTCGGTCGATGTGCGGGGGTTAGTCCGTATGAAAACACTGATGCTGCCGGCATGCAGCCGATCGCGTCGGAGTTTGGCTGCGGCCGTCGTCGCATATGAAGCGACGGCCTCGCGCAGATCCGACCAGTTGTCGATCGGCCTGCCGAATGTGCGCGTACAGGCGAGTCCCTGTCGTGGAGCTGCCAGATCCGCCAGGGGGAGGCACGATTGCCCCTGCAGTTCCGCCTGCACCCGCGCACCCACGACCGTAAGCAGGTTGCGGACGGCGCGTGTATCCATCTCGACAAAATCCGCGATCGTGTGAATGCCTGCCCGCCGGAGGCGTTCGGCCCCCTTGCGGCCTATGCCCCACACATCCTCGATGTCAGTCCGGCGGTACCAGTCATGCCGGAGGGCCGTATCATTGAGATCGCACAGCCCCTGTAGCGCGGGATCCGCTTTTGCGATGCGGTTGGCCACCTTGGCTATGGTCTTCGTTGGCCCCCAGCCAATGCAGGTCGGAATCTTGGAGATTTCCAGAACGTCACGCCGCAGGTCCGCGCAGAAGGTGGCCAGATCATATGGGAGCGCCGTGAGGTCGAGGAACATTTCATCGATCGAGTAGGGTTCGACGCGGGGAACCCGATATTCCAGCACCTGGAACATGCGTCGGCTCATGTCAGCATACAGCGGATAATTGCTCGAGTACCACCGCACGCCCTGGAGTGCTGGGCGCCTGCGTGCCAGATGCCATGGCTCGCCCATCTTGATGCCCAGCTGCTTGGCCTCGGCCGTCCGGGCGATCGCGCACCCGTCGTTGTTGCTCAGAACCACGACGGGCGAGTTCCTGATGCTGGCGTCAAAGGCCCGCTGGCAGGAACAGTAAAACGAGTTCCCATCGATGAGGCCAAAGACCGGCATATTCACACCTCGGTCCGCACCAGGGCGCAGACCACGGCCCATATCCCCGCGTCCTGGTCTCCGTCCACCGGGCGAAGGGTATGACCATCGCCCGAGCGGCCCGACCGCAGAAACCATCCGTTCCGGTTGCGGGTAATCTCGCAGACAATGGTCTGATCCTGCCAGCGTGCGATGACCACGTTGCCCGTGCGTGGCGATGCTGCCGTATCCACGATCAGCACATCCCCGTGCAGGATTCCGCGCGCGGACAGGGCATCTCCTACGACGCGCACCGGATACCGATTGGGACGATAGAGGTCGAGCACAGCGCTCAGATCAATAGGCCCCTCAGCGCTGTCCGCAGCAGGCGATGCAAATCCGGTTGTCCTGTCGCCTGCGTAGCCAGACATCGTCTGTTCCCCTTTCATTCGCAGAACCGAACGTAACATGAACATCATGTAAGAAGTCAAGGGGCAAGCGGGTGACGCGCGGGGTAGCCGGGTCGTGACGATAGGATGAACGGGCGAGAATACCATTTATCGCGCGTAAAGCGCGACCTGCTGCATGCGGCCGAAGGAGATATCATGAGCGTCGAACGGAAATCGCTTTTCAGGCAGTTCGCGATTCCAAAAGGGGGTGCCGCCAATTTTATGCCCTGTATGATAGCAGGCGCCATTCTCATCATGGCGGTGGCGTTTCTGACTGGATGCAGCGACCGGCCGCAGGTTGCCACCACGATCCCCCAGGCAATGGCGTCCATACAGGACAGCCTGGCGCGTTCGGGGGCGGTGTCTGTCTCCCATGCAGCATCCTGGACGCCCGAGCAGGCAACCAGGTTTGAGCAGGATGTGCAGGCCGTCCAGTGCTCGCAACAGCGGTCTGATCCTGTGGTGGGGGTTTTAGCCGGCACCGTGACGGGCACCCTGTCTGTGCAGTTCACACAGGGCGCACAGGCAACGGTCGGCGCGCTGACAACGGCACCGACCATCGGAGCAGAACTGAGCGGGAGCCGGACCCATGGGCAATCCCTGACAGTTCCTCTGTCGTACGCACCGCTGTCCTCCCTGCCTGACGTCGAGATGTCGCGGCAAATTGGCTACGAGACGGAGCTGCTCGCCCAAAATGATGACACGCGGCACCAAGAAGCGGCGCGGCTGATTCAGGACCGGGAAGAGCTGCGGGCGCATGTCGCGGAACTGATTGCAAACTGGGATATGGCTCAGTGCGCTCCGCACGCGCCAGTCGCACCACTTGTCGGCGTAAGGAGATAAGCACTCTAAAAAGATGAAGTCACAATATACAACAAATAACAAAAAACAGGACTATTGTATAAAAGTCTTGACGACGTTTGGGGGAAGTATTCTAGGATGAGGGATGTCACGAGTTCGTGGCATAACATCCAGCCTGAAAGGAAAGGAGAATGAAACTCTCCGATCAAATGCAACGCTTTGTAAAAGCCTCTGATATGACGCAAGTCATTGCCCTTCTTGATGCCCTTTTGGCGGCTCCTGGCCACATGCTATCTGCCACAGATCTACCCCGGGCCTTCCTTCGTGGGCGGTTTCGGGGAAAGGTCGGATATACCTCGCTCCGGAAAGCAGTTATTACTGCCATCAAAGAGAACCTTATCCATCAGGATAATTCGTTCTTTAAATTGAATTCATTCACTCCAGAACAAATCGAACGGCTGCGGTTGTTTATTAACGCCGCGCACCGTAGAGTCACATACGGAACATAATCCGTATAAGTTATGGATAAGACCCCGCCCCTTATTGAGGGGCGGGGTTGTGCGTTACGATGAAGACGTCGTCGTTTTCTTCTCAATCACCTGTTTTAACTTCGTCGGCAGGTGAAGCCGCGTCGGCGTGACAGGAATACCGCTCTTATCGAGGATCGTGGTTGCAGTCGGCTTCTGCACCCGATCCACCATGACGGCAGTTTTCCCGCGGCGCACCGCGTTGACGGCCCATCCGACGTTGGCCGCAATGCCATTGATCAGGACGTAGATGATGCCCTCGATCCGCGCGCCAGGCGGTGGCGGCTGGATGATGGCGGCCGCAATGGCGCACGCCGCGATCACGGTGCATACGGGGGCCACGTACTGCTGCGGCACCTCGTAGAGCAGGATGGAAAATGCGGCGGTAATGGATGCCAGTGACGACGACGGTTTCATGATGCAGCCTTTCGCGCGGCATTGGATAATTGGAATGCACTGGTGACACGACGCGCGGTGCGGCCAAGCCAGTCAGTACCGAATTCAGTGAACCCGGCATCGCGCCGGTAGACATTGTCCTGTAACGATCCGAGCGCGCAGATTTGCACCAGATCCAGCGCATCCGCTGTGGCGATCGCGTCAAGGGTCACGGGGCCAATAATCCCGTCGGCCGGCACCCCGAGGCTGCCCTGCAGTCGCATCGCAAAAAGCGGTGCAATCAATCTTGTCGGTGTCAGGGATGACCTGACTTCATCCAGCAGACGCAGGCTCGTTTCCTCGCCCGTGTTGAATGCCTCGTCCACCACCATCAGGTTGATCCCGGATGGCAGTTCCGCGCCGCCGCACGGGGTCCAGAACAGATCAGCATATATCTGGGAAAATGTAACTTCAGTTAGGCCGCGCATATCGGCCTCGGTCGGTACGCGGTTCAGCCAGCCACGAAGGCATGGCGCGGAGATTCCCATATTGGTACCGATCAGGATCCCGTGCCCAATTTCTCCCCCTGTCCAGTTGCCTGGGTCAGAAGAGCATTTCTGATAACCGCCCTCCTCGTTCAGCGTGAAGTCGGCGCAGAAATCAAGGTCGGTTTTTGGCATCGTTATTCCTAGATATATATGGTTTCCGAAACCATATTTAATCCGGATATCATGCCGTCACGACCTCACGAATAACATATATTACCACGAGTAACGCTAATTTTCTGCCAAACTTAGGATAATCCGCTTGACGGGATAAACGTTTTCCGCTCTGGTTATTAAACCATGGACATATGGAGATAACCATGCAGTTTGAACGATCCGCTGTCGCCCCCTCTCCGACGCAGACACCTGTGGAGGTTTTGGAAACATTCTGGCGTCGTAAGAAAATGGAAGCTGAAAATTCAGCGTTCCGGACGGGCGTCATCTCGGGCGCGGCCGTATGTGCGGCGCTTGCATGCGGCGTGTGGGCAATCAATATCGCGCTGCACTACCTGATCGGGACAATCTGACGTGGAGAACATGGCCCGTGGTGCAGACACACACTGCGCTCTGTTTGAAATTCTCCACCATGGTTATCTGGGTGGCGACGCTTCTGGAATCGCTACCGTTCGACAGTGGTGCGTATTCCTTTGCGCCGATCGCGAGGAGTTTGTGCGCAATATCGCAAAGGTGGTCGGGATTAGCAAAGGAGCAGCCGTTCGCGCGATTGATGCGCTGGCGGCGGAGGGGCTTGTCGAACGTGTGACAAACGCGGCTGACCGACGCTCCCCATACATCCGTGTCACTCCCAAGGGGTCGCGTCTCATCGCATCCGCGCGTAAGCGTCTGGACGCCGTTTTCCGGCGCCAGATGGATAACCGTCGATAATCGTTATTCTCGCGGGTAAACCGAAAATGGAATTTTCCAGCACCAGATTGCGGGGCGATGCGACAGGGTCGCATGCGACCCAGCCATGGAAACAGACCTATACGGGCATGAAGTTCGATCTGCTCGATCCTCGGCCCGAGCAGGTGCGTCTGATGGATATCGGCGTGCATCTTTCTCGCACACCGCGTTTCAATGGCGCGACGACGGTTGAAAGCTGGAACGTCGCGCAGCATTCGCTGCTTGTGCGCGACATCCTCCTGCAACTTTATCCTGATGCGGGGCCGATAGTTCAGATCTATGCCCTGCTGCACGATGCGCATGAGGCCTACACGGGCGACATCACCACCCCGATGAAAATGGCTATCCGCGCAGTCCTGCGCTCGGCCGGCCGGTCCGACGATCCCGTCGAGATCCTCCAACACCGGATACAGAAGGCGGTCCACAGGCATTTCCGCCTGCCGGAAATGGCCAGCGTTTCCATTATGGAACGTGTGCACCGGGCCGACATGCATGCCCTGTCGTGCGAAAAAGAGGCGTTCATGGGGCCGTCACCGGACAGTTGGGGCAATCTGGCCCCGGTCATCAGGGGCACCGCGCCGGAGCCTCTGGGTGCGGAGGACAGCGCCATCCTGTTCATCGGGGCTGTGCGCGAATGCCTGGAGGCTCTGGGACTGCTCATTTTCTGTGAGGTTGATGATCAGTGTTCCGTCCTGGTGGCGGAAATGGAGGGTGCAAAGTGCGAAAGGGGCAATCGTGAACTGGCCTGATCGCATTGACAATTATTGCGCCGTCACCGGGTTTCCGCGCTCGCTGTTCGTGGATGGGACCGGTCGCGTGGTCGGCACATGGATCATGGGGGCCGATTATCGTGTCTCAAGCGGGTATTATGGGGGCTATCCGGCGGGATACCTGAAACGGGTCCGCGCGCTGTTTCCCGAAAAACGCAGCACTCTGCACCTGTTTAGCGGATGCGTGGATCTGGCTGCGTTTCCCGGCGACACCGTGGATATCAATCCGGACCGATCCCCGACATATGTCGATTGCGCGCAAACCCTGACCAATGTCCCGCTGGACAAATATGACCTCGTGCTGGCGGACCCGCCGTATTCGGTCGAGGACTGCGAGCATTACGGCACCACCATGGTCAAGCGGAACCTCGTCATGCGCGCGCTGCAGCGCCTGCCGGCAGGGGCGCATATCGTATGGCTGGACCAGGTGCTGCCGATGTTTCGAAAGGACCATTTCATGGTCGAGGCCACCATTGGGATGTGGAAAAGCACCAACCACCGCTTTCGCGGGGTAACAGTATTCCGCCGTCTCTGAACAAGTATCCATGGATATGACGGAAATAATCGAACGTATTCGAACGCCATGGCGGATTGACCGTGTGACGGATGCCCGCGCGCATGCGCCGCATGGCCAATCAGGGCCAGCATGACGGAGAATTTCATGAGTGCAGAAAGGGGAGCCGCCACGTCGTTTTCCCAGCTGGTCGCCCAGGTTGAGGACGGTCAGTTCAATCACGACGCCGGGGATGCCATCCAGGACCTCGTCGCCGCGATGAGTGATGCGGCCATGTCCAAAAATGGCCGCAGCAAGGGAAAAATTGCGATCACGATCGGCTTCGAACTGGAAGGCGGCGTCATCACGACGACGACCGATTTCAAGGTGACGAAGCCGCGCATGGCGCGTGCGAAATCCGTGTTCTGGGCCACGCCCGAGAACCACCTGACCAGGCGCAACCCGCGCCAGCAGGAAATGGAACTGCGTGAGGTTCCGACGTCATCGTCACCCATCAGGAACGTATAATGTCTGAAAAAACTCCCGAAAAAATCGCCGCCGTCGATAATTCCGGCGCCGCCGTCGTGCGCGATATCATGCCGGCCGCCATTGGCCCCAAGGGTATGATGGTGGATCGTGGTACTGATGCGAGCGCGGTGGTCCTCTCGGTTCCGGACGGCGTGAAGCTGCATTCGGTCAAGGCGTTTCTGGACGAAAACCGGATTGTGCCCGAACGGCGCAAGGGCACTGCGGTGTTCACCGACGTTCCGTCGTTCTGTGCCCATGCATTACGTTTCCAGGCGGTAAACAGCGTCATTTTCGCGAATGATGACCGCGAAAACCCGTCCATGATGTCCGTCCTCGATTATCATGAGGCCGGCCCTGACGAGCGCACCGGCACGCATAACTGCGAACATCGTGGCCTGTACCGATTCCCCCTGTCTGATGAATGGAAGGCATGGCAGGCGTTTGAAAAGCGCGGTTATGTCAGCATCACCGATTTTGCCGAATTCATCGAAAACCGGCTTCTGGACGTGATGGAGCCGATTTCCTCCACGCCGGTGGATGGCGAAAGCCCGCTGGACGCCGCAATGCGCGAGACCGTGGCCAAGCTGGGCGGAAACCTCGCTGATTCACACAGGCTCCTGGAACTGTCCCGCGGGCTGAAGGTGCACGAGAACAGCAGGGTGGCGCAGGCGGTCAATCTGTCCAGCGGCGAGGGGCAGATGGTTTTCCAGACCGAGCATGCGGATGAGAAGGGCGAGCCGCTCAAGGTGCCGAACCTGTTCCTGATCGCGATCCCGGTATTCGCCAACGACGCGGCGTATCGACTGCTGGTGCGCCTGCGGTACCGCCTGCGCGGAGGTTCGGTGACCTGGGCTGTGGAGCGCTATCGCGCGGATGTCGCGTTTGACGATGCGTTCGCGGGTGTCCTGTTGCAGGCCAGTGGAACGACACAGATGCCCGTGATGCGGGGCAAGCCCGAAATTTCCTGACCTTCCCGCCACCATGCTTCCCCGGGTGACCGGGGAAGCAGCACCGGAATGATGCCATGACGTTTGATTCCTTTCTGATTTTCGTCAAAGAACTGGTTTTCATACGCTCCGCCACGGACATGTCGGCCCGTGCCGATATGGAGGATGCCTGCCGGACCTGCTTTACCCAGCGGATGTCCATCTCCGATACCGCGAACCATCTCATCGAGATGGACCAGGTGGAGGAAGCGGCATGAAAACCGCAAACCTGACGCACGAACGCCTGGATGCCGCCGATAAGGGTAATTCCCGCCGGTTACCGGATGTGCCCGAAAACAACGGCTGGCCCGGGGAGTTGGGAAAGCCGGAAAAGTCCCACGTTGACGGGCGGCATTGGGTCGCAGCCATACGCGGCGACCGCGTGGGTGCCCCCTTCCCGATCGCCTGGTCGGCACAGGCGGGCTGGGGCGGATTTGATTACACGCCAGCCGAGTTTGGCGCACGCTACATCTACCACGGTGCGGTGCTGACTCCGTCGCAGGTGCGCGCCCTGGTGTACGAGGTCCGGCATGCGGCCTACGCTGCAGGCAGGGCATCACTGGCCCAGACGTCAAAGGGTGACGTCGCAGATGCGATGCAATGGAGACGTGTATCCGTCCTGATGCCAGCAGAGGATTGGTTTGAGGACGAGGGCGACGTGCTTTGGCATCGCCCTGACGAACATGGAAAGCTATGCGAGGCACCTATCGTTGGACACCCATTATCCAGCGATTGGGATGATGATGACATGGCCCCTTACACACTGTGGTCGCGTATCCCCAACATCGTGCAGAAGCCGTAATGCCATGGCCCTGCCCATTCCATTTTGCCAGCATTTCGCGGATCGCCTGTTCGAACGGTACGGTATCGCGCTGCGCGCGGGGGAATACGAGGATCTGTTCATACAGATCCGGGACCGGCGGGGCCTGTTCCTCAACCGACTGGATCGCTCCGGGTCCGAGATA